GCATGTCCTGATCGCGCTCGACCACCGACATGATCTCCAGCATTTCGCGCTGCCGATGGATGTTTGCGCGCAGCATGTCGCTGGGGATGTCGCCAAGGCTCGGGTCCGGGTCCGCGTTGCCGCGCACCGGGATGCGGTCCGTGATGCTGATGATGACGCCGCCGATGGGTTTGAGCATGTCGATCCTCCCGCGCCGTCGTGGCGCGATGGGAGGAGTGTTGCCGATGGGGCAACGATCTGTCAACCGAATTCGTTGCCGGGCGGGCAACTATTTGTTGTCGCCGGCTGCTTTCAGCGATGCCAAGAACGCGCCCAGCATGCGCAATGCCTGGGGCCGCTCGACCTCCGGCAGGCTCTCCCAAATGGACCAGATGGCGTCAGCATCGGCAGGGTTGCGCATGATGAGTGAAGCGGGGTCGGTCTGTAAGCATTCCGACGCGGCTTCAAGAAAATCCTGAGTATAGGGCCGCAGGCCGCGTTCTATCTTTGACAATTGACCTTTGTGAATGTGCAATCTGTCGGCCAGTTGTTCGACAGTGTAGCCGCGATGCTTGCGCCATTCGCGCAAGAAGATGGGTCGTCGCTGTCGTTGCCTCATTGGCAATCCCATCCAGCGATGCGCGCCTGTTGTCAGGGGCCGACCCGGCAACAAAGCAGTTGACGAAGTGTTGCCCGTGAGGCAACGTTCGCGGCGATGAACAACCCCCTGAAGTCATACCTGTCGGCCCGAGGTATCACGGCCGTTGCCTTTGCGGAACGCATCGACGTTTCGCCGGCATACCTTTCCCGGCTGATGTCGGGGGAGCGTGAGGCCGACGCGACGTTCCTTGGAAAAGTCTTTCGCGAGACCGATGGCGTTGTGACGCCGACCGAATGGGTTGGCTGGTTCGACACGCTTCGCGATCCGGTTTCCGGCCTCATTCACACACAGCGGCGCACCGAGGGGGCGGCCTGATGCGCCCCGCCTATGTGCTGGCCGGCCTCGCCGCCATCGCCGCATCCGTGCTCGTCGCCGGCGCGCTCATCGCGTGGATGCTCGACACCGCGCTGCTGATGCTCACGGGGCAGCCATGACCCGCGACCGCGATCCCATCTGGCCCTACGCGCTCGCCGTGCTCATTGGCGCGCTCTTCATCGCAGCGCTCACCGCGGAGTGGCGGTGATGGGGCGCCAGACACCCGCCGCAGAATGGCGCCGCCTCACGCCGACGCAGCAACGCGCGCTCGACGTCATGGGCGAGGCCGAGCCCATCGCGCTGCCCTGGCACGTGCTGCGTCCGTTGCTCCAGCGCGACCTCGCAGAGCCGCGCCGCAGCGGACACATCCTGACGCCGTTCGGCGTCGAGGTCAGGGATTTCGGGAGGAGAGGACGATGAAAGAACGCCATCCGTGGGTGGAAGAAGCGCGCGAGCTGCTGGAGGCCGGCGACCTACCGCAACATGAGATCGCCGCGCGCTTCGGCGTTTCCCGCGGCGGCATGCTGCGCGCCTGCTTTCCTGACCGCTATTGCAAGTATGTCAGGCCCTATAAAGAGATCAATGACCGCGAACAGGACGCGCGTGATCTGCGCGCCCTTCGACTGCGCGACGAGGGTATGGACCCGCTACGCATCGCGCGTCTGATTGCAGCTCCGGTCGAACACGTTCGCGAACTGTTTGCGGAGTGCGAGGCGTGAGCGAAGACATCGTCACTCCCACCTGGGCTACCGTGCGCGCGCTGAAGGAAGAGAACCAGCGGCTGCGCGAAGAACTGGAGGCGCTGCGCGAGACGAGCCTGACGGCGCGCGAGGCGCAGACCGTGCGCCTTATGTTGCGGTTGAAGCAGCCGCGTATTCAGGCGACAATTCTTGGCCGCCTCTGGCGCGGCCGCAACGCGTCCGTGGTCACGATTGCACAGCTGATGTCTGCGCTCTACGGCGACAATCCCAACGGCGTTGATGACAAGATCGTGCCAGTCTATGTGTGCAAGATCCGGCGCCAGTTTGGCCGTGACTGCATTTTGACGGTGCATGGCACAGGTTACAAGCTGGCTGCAGAGTTTGCCGCTCAATTGACCGATATTCTGCAGGACGCAACTCCCGCGAGGGCGGCATGACCGCCGTCCTGGGAGTCGATCCGGGCAAGACCGGGGCCATGGCGCGCTACAGCGACGCCCATGACTCGCTTGAAATTCTCGACATGCCGACGCTGGTCGTCGCCAAAGGCAAGAAGACCGTCACGCGCATCGACGCCGTGGCGCTCGCGTTCCGCCTGCAGCAACTCGCCTCCCGCGGGCTTGATCTGATTGTGCTTGAGCAGCCCATGGCGATGCCGGGCCAGAACAGCGCCTCCGTGTTCGATATCGGGCGCAGCTTCGGCATGATCGAGGGCATCATCGGGACGCTGAAGATCCGCTGCGAGATCGCGCACCCCGCCGCCTGGAAGCGCACGATGAAGTGCGGCGCGGCGAAGGACAGTTCCATCGCCCGCGCCACGCAGCTCCTGCCGCAGCATGCCCAGCTCTGGCCGCTGAAGAAGCACGCAGACCGCTGCGAGGCCGCGCTGCTGGCGCTCTATGGGATCGAACACCTTTTGCCGCGGGCCGACTTCCGGCCGTCCCGCACCGACGGCGCCGCCGGAAAAGGAACAACACCGTCATGACATTCCGCATCATCACCGCCGACGAACGGCTCGCCGAAGAACGCGGGCCCAAAGTCCTGATCGCCGGCCCTTCCGGCGTCGGCAAGACCACGCTGCTGCGCACCGTCGATCCGTCGGCGTGGCTGTTCCTTGATCTCGAAGCCGGCGATCTCGCCGTGCAGGACGTGCCGATCGACCAGGTGCGACTGCGCACATGGCCCGAGTGCCGCAACATGGCGGCATGGATCGGGGGGCCGAACATGGCGCTGCCGCAAGAGGCGGCCTACAGCCCGCAGCATTACGCCACTGTCTGCAATGACCTCGGCGACCCGCGCCAGCTCGACAAATACGAAGGGGTTTTTGTCGATTCCCTGACTGTCGCGGCGCGCATCTGCCTCGGCTGGGCGCTGCAGGAAACCATGACGCCGAAGGGTGAGCCGGACACCCGCGGCGCCTACGGCCTGCTTGGCCGGGAGATGATGGCGTGGCTGACCCAGCTTCAGCACGCGCGCGCCAAGGCGGTCGTGCTCGTCGCCATCCTCGAAGCCGTCAAGGACGACTTCAACCGCATCTCGTGGGAGCTGCAGATCGACGGCTCCAAAACCGGGCGCGAACTGCCCGGCATTGTGGATGAAGTGATCGGCATGGGGCTCGTGACGTTTGAGGGCGAGGAGAAGCCGCAGCGCGCCTTCCTCTGCACGCCCGACGCGCCAGACTTCCCCGGCTTCACGCCGAAAGATCGCTCCGGGCGTCTCGACGCCTATGAACCCCCGCATCTTGGCAAGCTGATCGCCAAGCTGACCGCCCGGCCCGCGGTTTCCAAAGCGGCCTAACCCAAAGCAACGAAAGCACGCAAACGATGACGAACCTCTACGACTATTCCACCGCCGACCGCTCCAGCTTCGATCTGGTGCCCGCCAAGACGCAGGCCCCTGCGATCTTTGCGGTGCGCGCCGGCGATCAGGGCACGCCGGAGAACGCCTTCTCCGTCACGCGCTCCGGGCTCTATCAGCTGACGCTGGAAGCCACGATCACCGAAGGCGAGTACGCCAAGCGCAAGATCTTCCACCGCATCACCGTCGGCGCGGCGCCCGGAACGCAACTGACCGAAGGCCAGGAAAAGGGCATCAATATCGGCAAGCAGTTCCTGCGCTCGCTGCTGGAGGCCGGCCGCGGTTTCGCGCCGACCGACGAATCGCCGCAGGCCATCGAGGCGCGCAAGATGTCGTCCATCTTTGAACTCGACGGCCTTGAAGCGTGGATCGAAGTCGGCATCGAAGTCGACAAGACCGGCCAGTACGGCGACAAGAACACGATCCGTCGCATTCTGCCCGCAAAGGCCAGCGAGCGCGCCGCCGGCGCACCCGCCTCGGCTCCGGTCGCAGCGCCCCGGACGCCGGCGCGATCGGCTGCTCCGGCCGCTCCCGCCAAGCGGGGCTGGTAATGCCGGCGGCCCGCGCCGATGCGACCGCGATGGTGTTTGATCGCCACGTCGCATCGATCTCGGAAGGCCTGTTGAGCGCGGACGAGGAGGGCGGCATCATCGCCGTCCTCCCACGCCTCTGGGCGCTCGCCGAAGAGATGCGCGTCATCGACAAGCCGATTGCAGACTGGGAGCGGGAAGAGCTGCTGCGCTTCCTCACGCTTGCGATCCGCAGCGCCGTCCCGCTGCGCCACATCAACTACCTGTCGCCGGACATGAACGATGCCATTCCCTTCTGAAAGCGGATACGATCTCAACCGGAGCAGTACGCTGCGCGAAGCGTTCGCCGCATCGATTGCGGAACGGATCGACGCTGCGCCCGCCGAAGAGCGCGAGGCGCGCAATTATCTCGGCGCATCGCTCATCGGCGAGCCTTGCGCTCGCCGCATCCAATACGAGGTCCTCGCCGCGCCCGCCGAGCCGCACAGCGCCAGAACCCTGCGCATCTTTCGCCGCGGGCATCTGTTCGAGGCGGAGGTTGCAGGCTGGCTGCGCCAGGCGGGCTTCAAGGTGTCCACCCTGAATCCGTCCACGCTGCAGCCCTACGGCTTCTCCGTCGCCAAGGGGCGCTTTCGCGGGCACATCGACGGGATCATCTTTGACGGGCCCGCCGTCGACGGCCTGACTTACCCCTGCATCTGGGAGAACAAGGCGCTCGGCGAAAAGGGCTGGAAGGAACTGGTCAAGCACGGCGTCGCCAGGGCGCATCCGCAATACGCCGATCAGATCGCGCTCTATCAAACCTACATGGACAGCCAGGCGCCGGCGCTGCTGACGGCGGTCAACGCCAACACCATGGAGATCTGGGCCGAAGCCGTCGCCTTTGACCCCGCGCGCGCCCAGGCCGCGTCCGACCGCGCCATCCATATCCTTCGCGCCATCGACGCCGGAGACCTTCTGCCTCGCATCGGAGACGACCCAGAGCGCTTTCCGTGCGGCTGGTGCCGGTTCCGTGAACACTGCTGGAAGGGCTGATGTCGGTGCTGCACGAACTGCCTTGCCGGCCAGACCCCGACGCCATGCTCGACATGACGACGGCGCTGTTCGCCAATGCGACAGCGGGCAAGGTGGAGCTTGCATGGACCAGTCCGCGCGAGCCGCACAACATCACCGGCGCACGCCTGTTTGCCGTGCAGGACATCGGCGCTCTGGTCGAACACGCGACGCGCCTCAATGTCACGCCGAACCGCAACGTCTATGTGTCCGCCGGACTGCGCAAGGAAACCGCCGCCTCGGATCGGCGCTGCGGCCTCTCCGACGTTCTCGCCGTCGCCGCGCTCAAGGCTGACTGCGACGCCCCCGGCTGCGTCGAAACCGCGCTGCAAATCTCGGAGGCCATCGGCATTGAGCCGACCTACGCCATGTTCACGGGCAAGCACCCGCATTTGCGCGGCTCGCTCTGGTGGCTCCTGGATGTTCCGTCCGAAGACTTCTCCCGCTGCGTCGCCATCGAACGCGCGCTGCAAGCAAAGTTCGGTTCCGATCCTGCGGTCTGCGAGCCCGCTCGGGTCATGCGCCTTGCCGGTTCCGTCGCCTGGCCCCTGAAGCAGGGGCGCGTGCTGGAAATGACTGGCCCCTTGCAGGCGCCGGTGCGGGCCAAGCCCTACACCCTTGATGAACTTGAATCCGCGCTTCGCGGCGCCGGCGCGATGCCCAAGCCGGCCGCCACCGCCACGATCCTTGACTTCAGCGCCGCCAAGCCAACTCTCGATCTTGACGGCCTGATCGAAAAGGCCCGCGAGCCCAGCCGCTGGCACGACGCCGCGCGCGACGCCGTCGCCCATCTTGTCGGCCGCGGCACGCCCCCGGACGTCGTTCTTGATGTTCTCACCACGCCGCTCCAGCAGCCCGGCTTCTCCTGGATGCAGACCCGCAAGGAGCTGCAGGTCATGCTGTCCGGCGCACTGGCGAAGGGGATGGGGCGGGAGGCAAAACCGCAGGAGGCGGAGGAGGCAAAGGAGGCGCCAAGGCTGGCGTCTTCGCCCTTCGTCACCATCGACGACATGCTGGCGAAGCCGCCGCCGGACTGGCTGGTCAGAGGCTATCTCATTGACGTCGGCGTCTCTGTCCTGTTTGGACCGCCCGGCAGCTTCAAGTCCTTCATCGCCCTCGACCTCGCTCTCTCCGTGGCCCACGGCCTCGACTGGCGTGGGGTCCCCGTCCGTGAGGCCCGCAAGACGCTCTACATCTGCGCTGAAGGCCAGTACGGTTTTGGGACCCGCGGCCTTGTCTGGCGCGAACACCGGGGCAAGGGAGCCGTCTGCGCGGGCTTCTGGATGCTGCCTGCGCCCGTCAATTTTCTTGTCGCCGACAATGTCGATCTCCTCGCCAAGCACATCGGCGAGTTCGGCGTAGATGCCCGCTTCATCGTCATCGACACCCTCGCCAAGAATTTTGGCGGCGGCGACGAGAACAGCACCCAGGACATGAACAAGTTCATTGCCGGTGTGGAAAGGTTGAACGCCGCCCTCAAGGCGCACGTTCTCGTCGTCCACCACACAGGCAAGGACGTCAGCAAGGCCGAGCGGGGCTCTTCAGCCCTCCGCGGCGGCGTTGACGCGGCATTCCACCTGATCCGGGACGAGACGTCGGACCGCGTCACCGTGCGATGCCTGAAGCAGAAGGACGGCCCCGAACCAGACGACCTCGCACTCCTGTGTCCGGTCGTCGAAGCGGTCCATCCGATTACCGGGGAGGTCGTCACGTCACGCCTTCCAACCCTGGATGAGCAGCCGATCGTCTCGCGATCTTCGGCCCGCCTCACCCGCAAGCAGCGCGCCGTTCTGGCGACGCTCGACATTGGATCCGGGTCCCTTGCGACTCTCGCCGCACGCACCGGAACCGACAAAAGCAACCTTCGCCGCACCTTAAATGAACTGATTGCAATGCGCTTCGTTCGCCTCACGGATTCGGGGGTCTACGAGCTTGTGGTCATTTCTGAAACCGTTGGCGCTCATGGAGAAAGAGATGAAAATGACTACGATTGACCACAATGACCACGAAAATGACCACGCGAGGCGTTCCAGCGTGGTCATTCGTGGTCATCATCCTACGGATGACCACACCACGCGCCTTGACCACGGCCAGAGCGGACCACAATCCAATTTTGACCGGGCCACTGACGAGACGTTGGCGGCCGTGAAGCGGATCGAGGCCGAGATCGAGAAGTTGGAAGTCGAACGGAAGCGGCTGCGCGCCGAACTGGTCGCGGCGGTGTCGGCGACCGAAGAGCGAAAGATTGTTCGACCCGGAGGGACGATCACGCTCGCCGCCGGGAAGGCCACGCTCAAGGTCGATGACGCGGCGAAGCTGCCGAAGGAGCTGACCCGTGTCGTGGTCGAGCCCGACAAGGACGCGATCATCGACCTGATTGAATCCGGCCGCCCCGTCGCTGGCTGTTCGCTGGCTCGCGCCGCGCCGCATGTCGTCATCCGCTGGGCGAAGGGAGCTGCGTGATGCGCCATGTGATCTTCGCCCTCGCCCTCGCCGGCGGGCTCTGCTGCATCGCCGGCCTGCTCGCCGCCATCGGCGGCGGCGACTGGCTCGTCCCGCTCGCCTCCGGCCTCGCCCTCGAAGCCCTGGCCCTCGCCCTCGTCGCCCACGCCGCCCGTGCGCCGGGGTTCCGAGAGTCGCCGGCGCAGCCATCCGCAACCATGACCCTGCCGGAGATCGAGTCCGTCATGGCGGAGAACGGCGGGTTTGCGGCAGACCTGCGTCGCCAAGCCGACGACGCCGAACGCCTCGCGCTGGAAAACCCGGACCAGGCCGACGCCATCCGCGCCGACGCCGCCCGGTTTCGCGCCATCGCCGACTCCGTCGATCCGCCCCCCGCCGCCGGGAGTGCGTCATGAAGAGCCTGGGACGGCGTGCAGGCGGCCTTCTCGGTCGCCTGCCGGATAGCACCGTGGCGCGACGCGAAGGCCGCTCAGGCGCCAGCGGAGGCGTTTCTGGGGGTATGTCTGCGGCGGGGGCGGTCGCCGCGAGCGCTGCAGTCGCCGTCGCCGCCACCATCGCCGGGGGCAGTTTCGGCGGAACCGCAGGGTCGCGGTCCGGCTCAAGCGGCGGCGGACGCGGGGAGGAGCGCTGATGGCGATCCACTCTCCAGCCCGCGCCATGGCGATCGCCGAACAAGTCGCCGGCCGCTACCGGATCACGGTGGACCACCTGCTCTGCGCGCGTTGGGACCGCTATGTCGTCCACGCCCGCGCCGAAGTCGCCGTCCGCATCCGCGACGATCTCGGATGGTCGTCCCGCGCCATTGGCCGCTGGCTCGGATGCAGCCATCCGAATGTGCGGAAACTTTTCAGTTACCACAAAATGAGGCCCCCATGGGCCGCCATGACAGGAGATGTGGACCCGGCCTCGATCCTTCACCTTGCCCGCGATGACCAGGCCAGGCGCCTTGCGGAAGCCGAACAGCGCGCCGCCGACGCCGCCCGCGAGATTGACCGCCTGTCCGGCGTCCACCTGACAGAGGCGCTGGCCGAACAGCTTGGCCTGCTCACCCGTTGCGCCATCGTGCTGGCGATCTGCGCGGAGAACTATCCCCGCGTCGTTCGCGGCGTCGCCATCCTCCAGGGCTACGACCACGCCTGCAGCGTTCTCGGTTACGGCGCCAGAAACGGCGCCACCTATGATCTCATGAAGAAGAACTTCTCCTCGCTCGACCGCGCCTTCGCCGAACAAGGCTGGCCCCAGCCCACCGAGTGCGGCGATCTCCCGGCGTCGCGCCGCCTCACGCACGCCGCCGCAGACATGCTGGCGCTGCGCTTCGGCGTCCCGCGCCGGTCGCAGATGATGCTGGCTGCTGAAGGACGTTCACCACCCATTCCCTCACGCGCCCGCAGTGTGGCGTGACCCGAGCCATGCGCTCGTCAATCAAGGGCTGAAACCATGACCGTCAAGACCACCAAGCGCCCCGCGCCAAAGACCGCCCAGAAGTCCGCGCCCGCTGCGAAAAGCGCGCCGGCCCGCGGCAAGACAGACGCCAAGCGCAAGGCCTGACCGTGCCGGACGGCGCCGTCACCCTGCAGCAACGCCGCCCGTTCGATCCCGTCACGGCGCACGCCGCCGAGAAGGGGGCGCGGGAGGCGTGGCAGGCGCGTGCAAGCGAGGCCGAAGCGCTGGTCCTCAAGGCTCGCGCCGAGCGTGACGCCGCCATCGAACGCGCCGCGCGCGCCGAGGCCGGGGCGGACGCCGCACACCGCGACGCCGAACGCCAGCACCGCATCGGCTACCTCGAAGCGCGGTCCAAGTACGGTCTCGGCGGCATGGCGCTCGGTCTTGTGCTGACCGCCATCGTCGCCACCGGCTCCGCCCAGTTCAACGCCTGGCGGCAGGCCATGGCCGTGCGCGAGACCGTCAAGGCGTCCAACGAAGCCTTCGGGCAGGGCGTCGCCGTCGGCGCCGTCCGTGCGGACGCCGAGGACAAGGGCCTCAATCGCGGCCGCGAACCCGCGGATGCGCCGCGATGATCGTCGCCGGCTTCATCCTGCTGACGACCGCCATCGCCGCCGTGACGGAGCTGGTCGGCGCATGACCATGATCCTCATCACCCTTCTGGTCGCCGCCGGCATCGTCGGCGCGTGCTTCCTGTTCGAGGCGATCCGATGACCGTCGCGCTCTTCATCCTTGCCATGCTGGCGCTCGCCGCCGTGGTTGCATGGATCGCCCGCTCCACCGTCTGGAGCCGCGTCAAGGGCACGGCCCCGGAGGCCGCGCCGTCCGATCCGCCCAAGGGAGACGCCCCGTGAACTTGATGGAGATCGCCACCCGCGAGCAGGAAGAACGCCGCAAGCTTAAGGCCAGCCGGCAGGCGCTTGCCATATCGCGCAAGGAATCCGCCAAACTTGAAGAGGCGATCGCCGAAAGCCTGCGTGTGATCGATGATCTGGAACAGCACGCCAAGCGTGCCTTTGACGCTGCCCGCGGCATTCTGAATGACGGACGCCTCCCGCCGAATGACGTGATCGTGGAGCCGGGTGGCCTGACATACGTCGATCGTTACGCTCCAACGCCAGACTCCGCCGCCGCCTTGTCCCCACCCGCTGGCGACGGCGAGGGCGGCTCGCCCGGTACTCCTCCTGACGCTCAGCCGGGCGAGCCGTCTCCCTCTCTGGCCGGCGTGTTCGGCGACAGCAGCGGGCCGCTCGAAGTCACCTATCGCAACGGAGCGCCGGCTTGACCCTGGTCGTCCTTGATGCTCGACGGCGCGCCGCCGGACGCCATGTCGGCGCGCGGATGATGGGGTGAGCGATGGCGGGCGGCAGGCCAACCATGTACTCGCTGGCGCTCCAGGATGAGATCGTCGAGCGCATGTGCCGGGGTGAGACGGTAACGTCGATCTGCGAGTTGGAGCACATGCCAACGCTGGTCACGCTCTGGCGCTGGAACCGGGACAATCCGGAGTTTTGTAAGGCCCTCACGCAAGCGCGCGCGGATCGGGCCCACGTCTGGGCCGAGCAGGGCATCGAGATCGCCGACGACGGATCGCGCGACATCGTGATCGTGAAGGGCCGGAACGGCGAGGACGAGGAGCGCGTCAATCACGACCACATTCAGCGCTCGCGCCTTCGGGTGGAAACCCGCATGCGGCTGGCCGAGAAGCACAATCCGGCGGTGTACGGGCAGAAGGTCCAGCAGGAACTGACCGGCAAGGATGGCGGGCCAGTCGAAATGTCTGACGTCACAGAGCGCGAGATTGCGCGCCGCATGGCCTTCGCGCTGATGAAAGGCGCTCCGGAGGGCTAGTGACCGCCCTTGACGATCTTCTCAAGCGATACAAGGCGTTGCCGCCGGAAGACCAGGAGCAGCTGAAGAAGGATGCGCTGGCCGCAACGGCGCGCATGCGCTGGGTGCCGAATCCAGGACCGCAGACCGACGCCTATTTCAGCAAGGCGGACCTCCTCTACTATGGCGGGAGCGCCGGAGGCGGAAAGAGCCAGCTTCTGCTTGGCCTCGCGGTCAACGAGCACCGCGTCAGCCGGCTCTTCCGGCGCCAGTTCAAGGACATCGACGGCGAAGGCGGGCTCGTGCCGAGCCTCGCCACCATCCTCGGCTCTACCGCCGGCTATCGCGGCGACAAGCACGTCTGGACCATCCCCGGCAAGGAGCGGCGCACCATCGAGTTCGCGGCGTTTGAGACGCCCAAGGAAGCCGAGGCCTACCAAGGCCGCGCGGCCGATCTGTTTGGCTTTGATGAGGCGGTGCAGTTCCAGGAGGAGATTGTCCGCTTCATCACGGGCTGGAACCGCACCACCATTCCGGACCAGCGCTGCCGCGTCGTGCTGGCGTCGAATCCGCCGCTGACCCCGGAAGGGCTGTGGATCTTCGAATGGTTTGCGCCATGGCTCGACCCCAAGCACCCGCGACCGGCCAAGCCGGGCGAGTTGCGCTGGTTCACCCAGATCAACGGCGTCGAGACGGAGGTCCAGGCGGACTATCAGAACGAAGTTGTCGACGCGCAGGGCAATGTGATGCTGGTGCGGCCCAAGTCGCGCACCTTCATCCCTGCCAGCCTGAGCGACAATCCGGATCTGCTGGAAAGCGGGTACGCCTCCACGCTGGCGAACCTGCCAAAGCACATGCAGGACGCGCTGCTGGGCGGTCAGTTCAAGACGCACCTCGAAGATGCAGACCGACAGGTCATCCCGGCGGACTGGGTGCTGAAGGCGCAGGAGCGCTGGGCGCTGCGCAAGCGCGACCTGATCGAGAAGCCGATGACAGCAGTGGGCGCAGACGTCGCCGATGGCGGTCGCGACCGCATGGTGGTGACGCCACTGCACGGGACGACGTTCGGCGAGCCGCACATCGTTCCCGGCGCCGAGGTGAAGAGCACGCCCGACAAGGCCGCCGCGATCCTGAAGGTCGCCAAGGATGACCCGCAGATCAACATTGACTGCGGCGGCGGCTACGGCGGCGGCGTGTCCGACATGCTGGAGTCCAACCGCTTCAACGTGGTGCGCTGCAAGGGGGGGATGAGGTCGATCGCCACCGATCGGGACCGCACCCGCGGCTTCGCCAACAAGCGGGCCGAATGGATCTGGCGCTTCCGGGAGGCGCTGGACCCTGACCGGGGAGACGACATAGCGCTGCCGCCCGGGCGGGAGATCGTCGCCGAGCTGTGCGCCTTTCGCGAAAAGGCTCATGCCGACATGCGGCAGGTGATCGCCATCGAGGATAACGACGAGATCAGCAAGCGCCTTGGCCGCTCGCCGGACATCGCGTGGTCGCTGTTCTTCGCCTGGGCGGAGCCGCAGCCCGGCATCCGCGAACTGCGCGCCAGCAGCAACCCGCACCGGAGACGGCGCGCACATTCCCCGCCAGTTCACTCCGGCTACGCGACGGCAAAGGCGAAGTTCACCCGCCGCAGGTAGGCCCATGTCGTTCATGAAGCCCAAGATGCCGCCGCCGGCCCCGCCTCCGCCGCCGGTCACGCCCATCCCGGACGCCACGGACGCCACGGCGCGCCAGGCACAGGCCGATGCGCTGGCGATGATCAAGAAGCGCCGGGGTCGCGCCTCCACCATCATGTCCGGGACCACCGGCGACACAACTGCGCCGCCCACGCGCCGGCGCCAGCTTGGCTACGGGCAAGCTAGCTGACATGGAGCGCTGGTCGGTTCAGGACATCTGTGAGCGTGGCGACAAGGCGTTCGAGCGCTTCAGGAACTGGCACACCCTGAACCAGGTCATTGCCGAGATCTTCTACCCGGAGCGCGCGGACTTCACGCGCACCATCTCGACCGGCGAGGAAATCTACTGGGAGATCTTCGACGGCGAGCCGATCCTGATGCGCCGCGACCTCGCCAACCAGCTCGGCGCCATGCTGCGCCGGCGCGGCGCGCGCTGGTTCGAGGCCAAGGCTTATCCCCGCGAACTCAACCGGATCGACGCCGTCGCCAAGTGGTGCGAGGCGTCCACCGACGTCCAGCGCGAGGTGATCTATGCGCCGTTCACCCGCTTCACCGAGGCGTTCCAGGAGTCCGACAACGACTATGTGGCGTTCGGCGCGTCGGTGCTGTCGCACACCTACAACCAGCAGCGCACCGGCCTCTTCTTCCGTTGCCTGCACCTGCGGGACTGCGCGTGGTACGTGAACGGCGACGGCGTCGCCGACGAAATGCACGAGACGATGCGCCTCACGCTGTCGCAGATGAAGCGCATGGGCTTTGTCCTGCCGAAGGATGAGGAGAAGCGTTTCGAAAAGGACCCGCACCGCGAGGGTCAGATCCGGCGCTGCGTCGTTCCGGCGGACCAGTTCGCGCACGGCAAGGGCATTCCGCGCGATGCGAAGTACGCCGTGGCCTATGTGTGGCCCGAGTATAAGCACCTGATGGTTCCGGCCGACCAGCCCCAGCCATGGTTCAAGACGTGGCCCTATCTGGTCCGGCGCTTCACGTCCGTCACCCATGAGCCGTTCGGCCGCTCGCCCTGCACCGGCGTCGCGCTGGCTGACAGCCGCATGCTCAACCAGGCGCAGATGGCGATCATCGAGGGCATGGAGAAGGCGGTGAACAAGCCGCTGATCGCGCCCAATGACAGCGTCGCGGACGGCATCAACATCCGCGCCGGCGGGGTCAGCTATTACGACGCGCAGTCCGCCATCGGCGCGCGGGAGCCCATCTATGCGCTTGACGTGTCGCAGCCGGAGCGCGGCATGGAGTTCGTGGCGGAGCGGCGCCAGTTCCTGGGGCGGGCGTTCTTCCAGAACCTCATCAAGCTGCCGCCGATCGATGGCGCGGCGATGACGGCGTTCGAGGTCAATGAGCGCATCGAGCAGTATGTCCGCGAGGCTGCGCCGATCTTCGAGCCCATGGAGGCAGAGAACGCGCAGATCATGGAGGGCATCTTTGAGCGCATCCGCGACGCCGATGGCCCCGGCAATCCGTGGGGCGCGTTCCCGGAGCCGCCGGAAGAACTGTTGGGCGCCGAGATCCGGTTCGAGTTCGACACGCCGCTGACCGCGACCTATCGCAAGCAGAAGACGGAACAGGCGGTGGCGGTGCTCAACTATGTCGGCGCGCAGGCGGCGTTCGACCCCGGCATTGTGGACAACATCGACTTCGACGCCATGGGCCGCGACGCGCTGAAGGGCCTTGGCCTGCCGTCATGGCTGAAGGACGAGAAGACTGTCGCCGCCGTGCGTGAGCAGAAGGCGGAACAGCAGCAGATGACCGAGGCCGCCAACCTTGCCTTGCAGGCGGCGCAGATGGGCATGACCGGCAAGTCCAAAGGAGCGCCGCAACTGCCGGCGCCGGACCCGGTGATGGCGGCAATGACAGGAGGGACTTGAGATGTCGGGCTTTGCCTACGGCCGCGATGCGCTTGGCAACGCGGTCCCGATCCGGGTGGATTCCAGCGGCAACATGACCGGCGGGGGCGGCGGCGCCGGACCAACCGCCGATGGCACGCCCGGCACCGGGACCGTCACCAGCGTTGCATCGGTGACGACCGCGAACGGCGTTGACCTGCTGGCGGCCAACACGGCGCGCTATTCGGCGATGATCTGGAATGACGATTCCTTTGGTCTCTATGTGTTGCTCGCGTCCGGCAACGTCACGACGTCGAACTACAGTCTGTTTGTTCCGTCCAATTCGGGTGTCTGGGTTGACGGGTACACCGGCATTATCCGGGGCCTGTGGGCGGGTGACGGTTCGGGCGCAGCGCGGATCACGGAGATCACCTGATGATCCAGCAACTCGCCAACTTCCGCGCCGGCACGCCAACGAATGACAATGCCGCGGCCGGCCTGATCGGCGAAGTCATCACGTCCACAGTGCTGGCGGGTTCGGCCATCGCCTTGACCAGCAATACGGCAGCCAACATCACGTCGATCTCGCTCACGGCCGGCGACTGGGACGTCTATGGCGTTGTGAACTATCTGTGCGGCGCGACCACCAACGTCACGCAGTTGTACGCTTCCATTTCCCAGACCACCGCGACGGTGGACACCACGCCCGGCGCGTTCAACAACCAGAGCTTTCCTGGCTCGGTGCTCGGCAATGGCGGCGTTCCTACAGTGGTTCCTCCAGTGATCCGCAAGAGCCTGGCGTCCACGACCACCATGTTCCTTGTAGGCTTCGGCACGTTCACGGTGTCCACGCTGTCGGTTTACGGCATGATCTGGGCGAGGAGGGCGCGATGACGCGGGAAGAGGCGCTGGCCGCGCTGCACGATCTGGCGCAGACGGACTTCATCGGCGGGCCGTTCGATCGCGATCCCATCGACTATATCGCCCACGATCCCGGCGGCGACGCCGTGCCGTACATCTGGCCGTGGCGCTCAAGTCGCCCGTGCCCGTTCCCGGAACTGGTGCGCGACCCGGCCGAGACGGAGACGCCGTGAAGCGCCCGCCTCCGGCGCCGTTGCCGGCGGGCGTGCTTGGGCTTCTGGGCGCCGGCGTTCCCGATACCGACACGGAGGTTGCGCTGCGGGCGTGGTCGCGGGGCAACGCCTCCGAGGCCCAGCAGCGCATTGCCTTCGCCTATGTCAGCGGTGAGCTGTGCGGCGTTGGCCGCGTGCCCTTCACGGGCGATACCGAGGGGACCGCGTTTCGCTGCGGCGCGCAGGCCGTGGGGCAGGCGCTGTGCGCGCTTGTCGGCGCCAGCGTGGCGTATATTCCAGGGCGACCCGCGACGACGGAGATCGAGGGCGACTAGCGTTCCCCGCACATTCACCGCGCGCGCGTGACCCAAGCGTCCATGGAAAACTGGACTCAGGTTCGCGAGCAACTGGCGGCGGCCGCACCCGACCACGCCGAAGCGCTCGCCAAATATGAAGATCCGAAGGCGTTCATCCAGGCCGCGCTACGGCCGGACCCGCCGGACTGGCGCAAGCAGATTGCCGGCGACAACGCCGACGATCTGAAAGCGCTGGAGCGTTTCCCGGATGAGGGCGCGCTGTACAAGGCGTTTCGCGACACGCAGACCGCGCTGCGCGAGAGCGGGCGGATCAAGATCCCCGGCGAGAACGCGACGCCGGAAGAGGTTGCCGCCTACCGCAAGGCCATGGGCGTGCCGGACGGGCCGGACGGCTACAAGGTCAGCGTGAAGCCGCCGGAAGGCTATGAGCCCACGGACGCGGACAAGACGTTCCTCGACACCGCGACCAAGAAGCTGCACGAGGCCGGCGCCCCGCCGCAATTCGTGGACCTGATGCACGAGCTCTATTTCGGCGGCGTCGCCAACAGCCTGTCTGAGCTGGAAGCGCGCTATGACGACAGCGCGCTGAAGGCCGACAAGGCGCTGACGGACCTTTGGGGGTCGCGCAAGACCGAGAACGTCGCCTATGCGAACGCGGCGGTGGCGCAGTACTTCGGCCCCGGCGAGAACGGCGCAAACCCGGCGCTGGTCGATCTCAAGATTGAGGCGCCGGACGGTTTCGTCGGCAATCTCGGCGACTGGCCGCCGTTTGTGGCGATGATGGCCCAGGTGGGCCGCCAGCACGCCGAGGACCCGTACTTCCTCAAGGCCATGGGCCAGCAGGATGTCCCCGATCCAGTGCAGCGTAAGGAGCAGATCATGGCGCTCCGCAGCACCAACCCGAAAGAATATGCGCGCCTCGCCGCAGAGGGCGGCGAACTCGACAAGCTGAACGCTGCGATCGAGCGCCAGGCGCAGCGCAAGGGAAATCGCGCCGCCTAGGCGGTTCGACATCAGGCTCCGGCGTGCGTCTGAGGCGATCGGCGCACGCAAGGAGCCCGCGGCCTACCCGGCGATGAGCCGGCCCCGCGACTCGTGAAGGACACGCGCCGGCCCCGCAAGGCCTACCCGGTGCGCTGACCGGCATCGCCATCCCTTGAGACGTGCGCGTCCTGCGCACGCTCCCGATTGATGGAGAGAACGGCCATGGCCGTGTTCACTTTCGACTCAACGTTCCGCACAAAGTACAGTGACGAGTTCCGCTACGACTTCGAACGCAAGGGCGCCAAGCTGAAGATGGCGTGCCGCACCGATGGCGTGGTGCGCGGCGATACAGTGAAGTGGGATGTCGTCGATCCCGCCGATGACGCCAACATCCGCGGCCGAAACGGCATGATCCCGGAATCGCAGCTCGGCTACAGCCAGGTGACGGGCACGCTGACGGAGTACTTCAAGAAGTACCCGATCGACAGCTTCGACGAGTTCCGCGGCAACCCGACCGTGCGTTCGGCCATGTCGATGCGCGGCATCAACGCGATCAACCGGGCCATCGACAACGGCATTCGCGACGCCATGGACGCGTCTGCGACTAACATCACGGCGAGCACGGACGGCGCGTCGAACCAGGCGGTGGCGCTGTCCACGCTGGCGCGCGTCGATTACTGGCTGTCGTTCCTGCTGGAAGCGGACGTGCCGGCCGACGACGGGCAGATCTGGGCGGTGGTTTCGGTCAAGGCCATGCTGCAGATGCAGAAGATCAACGAGTTCAAGTCGTCGGACTTCGTCGAATACAAGCCGATGCCGGACATGCCTAGCAGCCGTGTCCTGCGCTGGCAGGGCGTGAACTGGCTTACCTACAACGGCCTGTCCGGCAAGGGGACGAACTCCTGCAAGATGTATATGTGGCACCAGTCGGCCATGGGTCATCAATGCACCGAGCCGGAAGCGCACGCCTACTACTACGAGTCGCAGGACCGCTTCGAGACGTGGTTCAAGACCATGCAGGTCGCCAAGACGGTGCTGCCCCGCGGCATTGTCCGCTTCTACCACGACGACACCGCGGCTCTCTAAGGCCTGACACCGGAAAGGACTGACACATGGCTTATTCGAATTCCGGCCTGAAGTACTGCCGCAAGGTGCTCGACTTCGGCGGCCAACTTGGCGGGGCGATCTGGATTCTCGACACCGTCGATGCCCAGGCAACTGTCTATGCCGCCGGCTATATCAGCGACGGCAACCTGCTCGGGTTCCGCAAGGGGGATATTGTCATCGCCCGACGCTGGACCACGACGCTCCCGACGACGGACGCCGAACTGAAGACGGCCGCCGCAACGGCAAACGTGCTGATCTCGGTGTTCATCCATTTCGTGATCGGCATCAGCACGACTGGCCTGCCGGACCTCACGGACGGCCTCGCGATCACCGCGACGAACACGTAAGACGGCGTTCCCTACGGGTTCACCGCCGGGGGCGAGAGTGCAGGCTCTCGCCCCTTTGGCTGTTCAGGGGGCGGACGATCAGGAGCCCTTGATGGCCGCAGAGAAATCCAAGCCTGTGCAGCGTTGCCCAAAGGGGGCGCTCTTCATCGAATCCGAAAGCGCTGTGCCGGGCGGCCGGGGTCTCTGGTACTGCCGGGCGCCCGCGGATCACACCATCGAGGACGTGCTGAAGCCGGACTATTTCGGCCTGTCGCAGGGCGAGAGAGGTCTGCGTTGCGGCGACATGATCTATATCGAGCCGGAAAGCGCGCTGTGGGCGGTGACGGTGCGCATCATGGCGCTGATGCCGTCGATCCAGCAGGTCAAGGTGCGCGAAGTCGCGCACATGCGGCAGGTCTATGAGGTCAAGCCGCCGTCCGGGTTCCGCTTTGAGTGGGCGGGGATGAACGAGCGCTGGCAGATCTACAAGGGCGAAGTGCTGGTCGATGGCGGCTTCGACAACCAGGACGAGTGCCTGGAGCGTGTCCAGGAACTGATGCGCCAGAAGGCGGCTTGACATGCCGACGCGCGAGAGCGTCCTGAATGACGCGCTGGCGCTTCTGGGCCAGCCGCGCATGAGCGGCCCGGCCGACACATCGACATGGGTGCGCCGTCTTGAGGGCGGGTTTGACGGCGTGGCGCAGCGGATGCTGGAAATCCACCCGTGGAACTTCGCCACGGTGCGGGAAGCGCTGGCTGCGGCGGCGGAGACCTCGCTGTCATCGTCCGGGCTGTCCCTGCAGGGCCGGTCCTACGCCTACACCAAGCCCGCCGTGGCGCGGATCGTGCTGGTCAACAGTTCCGGCGCCTGGTCCGACAATGGCGAGACGGGGCATTATGAAGATGAGGGCGGCTACATCTTCACCGACCTCTCGCCGTGCTGGCTGTTCTACATCAGCAAGAGTTGGCTGACCCGGATCGGGTCGTGGCCGGCGGTGTTTGCGTGGGCTGTGGCGACGGAACTGGCGTCCTCGCACGCCGAGGTGTCCACCAAGGACAGCGGCAAGCAGGAACAATTGATGATGCGCGCGCGGGAAGCGCTGCGGGCGGCGCGCTCATGGGATGCGTCGCAGCGGCCGTTCACGGCGCACCCGGAGGGCCGCTGGGTTCGGTCACGCCGCGGAATCGGGCGCAATCCGTACTGGGACGTCTGACATGGGCGCGGTGACGGTGGGCTGGCCGGCGTTCAACGGCGGCGAGGTCGGCGAGGAGTTTCTGGCGCGGGCGGACGTGGACGTCTATCCGACCACCTGCGCCACGATGGAAAACATCTTTCCGCTGATCCAGGGGCCCATGATCAAGGCGCCGGGCACGGAGTATGTCGAGACGCTGGCGGGCCCAGGCTGGCTGCTGCCGTTCGTGTTCAACATTGACCAGACCATCGGGCTTTTGTTCTCGGCCTCCAAGATCCAGTTCATCTTTGACGGCGCGCTGATCCTGTCGGCGGGCGGGCCGGCGACGATCGGCAACTTTACCGATTCCAGCGATGTCGGCGCTTCGGTCACCACGGGGGCGACGTCCTCCATCCTGACCGCAACGGCGTCGGCGGATGCGAAGGCGCGGTCGACGATCACCACGGCGAGCCCGCTGGTGGCGTGCAGCCTGCAGTTCACAGTGGGCACGCGGCCCATCAAGGTGCGGATCGGGACGAGCGCCGGGGCTGCCGACATCGTGGCCGAGACGACGTTCGCGCCGGGCACGCATGTCCAGACCTTCACGCCCGGCGTCTCGCCTTACTATCTGCAGGCCACGCTGGAGGATGAGGGGAGGTCGTCGATCACGGCGATCTCCGCGCTGGCGGCGGGTCCGCTTTCGGTGTCGGCGCCGTACCAGGCCGCGGACTTCCGCCGGCTCCGCCACGAGCAGAGCGCAGACACGTTCTGGATCTATCACGACGAGTACCGCACGCGGGTGCTGGAGCGGCGGTCGAACACATCCTGGTCGCTGCGCCTGTTCCGGCCCACGGACGGGCCGTTCATGATCGAGAACGACACCACCGTCACGCTGACGCCAAGCAACCGCACCGGGTCGGCGACGGTGACGGCGAGCGCGGCGACGTTCACGGCAAATGATGTGGGCCGGATTCTGGAACTGGTTTACACCGGCCAGCGGGTGGACGCGACATTCAGCGCGCTGAACCAGACCAGCAGCAGCGTGCGAATCACCGGCACCGGGGCGAACCGCAATTTTCACTATATCGTCGCGTCGGGCCTGACCGGCACGGTCGTGCTGCAGCGGTCGGTGGGCAATGAGATCGACTGGGTGGACTATGAGACCGTGACCACGTTCGGGTCCGACGTTTCCATCAGCGACGGGCTCGACAACCAGATCATCTATTACCGGCTGAAGGTGACGGCGTACACGTCCGGGTCGGCGGCGATCACGATCTTCTATTCGCTTGGCGAGACGATCGGGAACGGCGAGATCAGCGCTTACACGTCAACGACGCAGGTGACGGTGGAGATCGCCAAGGGCTTCGGCGGCGATGGCTCCGGCACGACGCGCTGGAGCCTGGGTGCATGGTCGGATGGCGAGGGCTGGCCCACGGCGGGGACGCTGTGGGACGGACGCCACTGCATTGTGCGCGATGACCGGCTCTGGATCAGCGCCAGCGACGACTATGAGAGTTTCGCCGTTGGCACGGACGATGCTGACGCGATCTCGCGGCGTATGGGAACCGGCGCAGTCAATATCGCGCGATGGATCGAGGGCGGGTCGCGGCTGCTCATCGGCGCGGCTGGCGCGGAACTGGAAGTGCGGTCGAACGCCAGCGACGAACCGATCACGCCGACGAACATCAACCTTCGCACGGCGTCTGGCCGCGGATCGGCGGCGGTGCAGGCGCTGGCGGTCGGGGACCGGCGCGTCGCCTATGTGTCGCGGTCCGGGCGTCGGCTGTGTCAGATGCTCTATGACATCGAAAGCAACGCGCACCGCTCCGACGACATGACGCGGCTGCACAAGGACATCGCCGGCGCCGATGACGGGCAGTTCATCCAGCTTGCCTGGCAGCAGGAGCCGGAATCCCGCATCTGGTGCCTGCGCGACGACGGGCAGATCGCGGTGATGCTCTATGCGCCGGATGAGGGCGTCTATGGCTGGTCGCGGTTAAAGGCCGCGGGCGTGGATGCGACCTATACCAGCGTCTGCATCCTGCCCGGCACGCCGGAAGACACGGCCTATGTGATTGTGCAGCGCACGGTGAACGGCGCGGCGGTCTATCACCTCGAACGCTTCAAGCCGGAACGGGTGACCACAAGCGCGGACGCCTGGCGGGTTCACGCCGGCCTGCAATACTCCGGGGCGGCGGCAACAACGCTGACAGGGCTTGACCATCTGGAAGGCGAGAGCGTCGCGATCTGGGCGAACGGGCGTGTGCATCCTTCGCGCACGGTGACAAGCGGGGCGGTGACGCTCGACTATGCAGTCACGAAAGCCATTGCGGGCCTCAACTATTCCGGCCTGTGGAAGTCCGCCAAGCTGGCCTATGGGTCACGGCTGGGATCGGCGCTGTCGGCGGAAAAGCAGGTCAAGCGGCTGGGCGCGATCGTGCGCGACACGGCGGTGGGGGCGCTGTCCTATGGCCGCGACTTCACCAACACGGACATTGTCGGCACGGAGTTCGAGGACGGGTATCTCATGGACACGGCGGTTCCGCTGGCCTCGTTGGAGGTGAACCAGATGTTCGACGGCGAGACCGACACGGATTCGCGGGTGTGCCTCGTCATGGACAAGCCGGCGCCGGTGATGGTGCTGGCGCTTATTCCCCACATGGATCTCCAGGAGCGGACGTGATCGAACCGCTGACATGGCGCGACCTGCGGGAGTGGGGCGGCGCGGCCGACGCATGGAGCGACGGGCAGCTTGTGCGCCTTCCGATGACTGGATTCGTGCGCCGCAGCGCCGGGGCCATCGAGGCCATTGGCGGCGTGATCTGGTTTGCGGGGCGACCGACCGGAAACTTCGCCATGACCGACGCCTTTCGGGCCAGTTCACGTTCCCGCTGGGTTCACCGCTACGCCGTGCAGGTGCTTGAGGCGGTCCAGCGGTTCGAGCCTGTGATCTACGCCACGGCGGACGATTTTCCGGCCGCGGCGCAATGGCTTGAACGCCTTGGTTTCGTGCGATCGGGCGGAGAGTGGATACGTGTCATTCATGGCTGCGCTTCCGGCGATGGCGTTGAAGGCGGGGTCCTTCGTCATGGCGAACGGGATGAAGGCGGCGTCGCTGGCGTCTACGGGTCTTGGCGTTCTGGGCGCGCTGCGCCAGGGGTCCGCTGAGGCGGCGGCGGGCAACGCCACGGCAGCGTCGGCCTACCAGGCCGCGGGCCAGCAACGCGCGGTGTCGCAGCGGGAGGCGGAGCGCCAGCGCATCGACAATCGCCGGCTGATGTCACGCCAGCGCACGGTGATGGCGGCGAACGGATTTGACTCCACCGATGCGACCTCTCGCGCGATTGTGGGCGAGACGGCGAAGGAAGCCACCCTTCAGGAACTGCTGGAACTCGCCAAGGGCGAGGACGCCGCGCGGATGACGGAGTACAGTGGCCAGCTTGCGCAGTACGCCGGTCAGGCGGCGAAGGCCGCAAGCCGGCTGAGCGCGGGCGCGCGGCTCATTTCGGGCGCGCTGTCGTGGCGTGACCGCTTTGGCGACGGTGGCAAAGACAGCAAAGCGCTGATGGCGAAGGGCGGCGGGGGCTACGTCGCAACGGTCAGCCCGTCCAGGCATAGTCGCTGATGGCCCGCCTCCCGGGACCGGAGGATGTCCAGCGCACGCCGCTGGCGGTGACGCGCCGCATCGTGGAGGCGCCGGTCGATCAGAGCGGCGGGCAGATGGTGCGTGTTGCCGACGCCGCCAGCGAACTGCTGGGACGGGTCCGGGACGCGCAGATCGAGGCGGAGGTGCGCGCCGCGGACTCGCGCTATGCGCTGGATCTCGACCGCGCCCGGCGCGAGCTGGAGGCCGACAACGACTACACGACCTATGAGCAGCGCTTTCAGCAGAAGGCGCAGGAGCTGCGCAATACCTACGCGGAGCGCCTGTCATCGCCGGCGCATCGCCGGTTGTGGACGCAGCGCGCCGACGCGCAGGCGGCGCAGGGCACGGTGCAGGTCCGCGATCTCGCGCGCCGCAAGAGCATTGAAGGTGCGGTGTCAGGCGTCGTCCAGTTGGGGGCCGCGGCGCAGGAGATCATCGACGATGACGGCGCGCCGGAGAGCCTGCAGGTCAGCCAGCTTCAAAGCTACGCGCATATGGTCCGCTCCAACGTTTCACGTGGAATCATCCCCGCCGACGACGGCGAGCGCATGGTCGCCACCATGGAGCAATACTACCGGACGAGGGCGGAGCAGCGCTCCCTTGTCGCCGGGGCGCAGCGTGCGGCTGATGCGGTGTTTGCGGACCCGCGGCTGGTCACGCTGGACGACAAACTGGGCTGGGTGCGCCAGAACGTGCCGGAGGGAAAGGCGCGGGCGGCGGCCGAGGATGAGGTCGCGCAGCGGTTCCAGCGGCAGCGTGTGGCGCGGGAAGAGAGCCAGGAGCAGGATCGCATCGCCTTCATGCGGGCCGAGAACGGCGACGGGACGCTGGACGGCGCGACGCGGGCGCGGATCGAACAGGAGCAGCCGGACTTCATCCAGCAGCGGCGCGAGTATCGCCGCTCGCTCTGGCGCCAGGGCGTGGCGGACGTGGAGACCGCGCGGCGCGAGGCGCAGCTTCAGTCGCAATCGGCGACGGACGGGCTGATCGCCGACGCGCTCAACGACCCCGCCAAGTTGCGCAGGCTCATGGAGGCGACGCCGGAGCAGTTGCAGCGTATCACGGCGCGGCTGGAGCCGGATGACGCCGTTCGGCTCGGGCAGTTCCGGGCAAGGGCGCTTGGCCGCGGCGGCGGCGACGACGCGCAGGCGCAATTGGTCGAGAAGGTGTTTTCCGACCTCTATAGCCGGGCGGAGCCGCAGGCTGTGCTGATGCTCGACGGCGAGTTCGGCGGAACGAAGGGCAAGGGTGAGGTCAACAAGGCCCAGTTGCGGCGCTATCTTCTTGGCAATGCGCGGGAGTTCGTGACGCGCTATGGCCGGGCGCCAAGCGAGCAGGAACTGACGACCATCGTCAATCGCGGGTTTGAGCAGCAGCGCACGCGCAACGAGTACGGTCAGTCCTTCCAGTACCGCTTCGGTCGCCCGCCGCCGTTGCCGCTCACCGCGGAAGAGCAGAAGCCGCCGCGATGACGGAGCCCGTCACCAAGGACGATCTCTGGGGCGAGCTGGGCGCGTCGCCGTCCGACAAGGAGCGCGACGACCGCACGCTCGACCAGCAGGCGCGGGACAATTTCTGGCGCTCGCTGGATGAGGACGCGGACGCCCGCGCCCGGATGGCGCGCAATGCGCAGGCGCTCGGGACCGCGCCGGTGCTGGGCAAGGAGGCCGAAACCCGGCTGCAGCGGCTCGCCGACGCCAAGACGGCGCAGGAGACGATCAACGCCAACAAGGGGCTGCAGGGGTGGTTCTCCAACCTGCACCGGGCGACGATCTCGCACGACGACGTCGAGGGGCTGGCGGGGATTGAGAAGGCCGCTGGGTTCCTGACGTTGGATGATCTGCGGCGGGGCTGGAACACGCTGACAAGGCGGCCGGACGCCGTGAACACTGCCGTGCGCGCCAACATGGGCAACGCCGGGGTGGGGCCGGACGCCGGGCGGGGTGCGGCGGCGCGCGTCGGGGCGATTGGCCGCCAGGTCAACAATTCGTGGACGGCGTCGCAGCTCGACGCTAAGGCGGCCCGGCTGGAGACTCGCAGGGCGGCGGCCGTGGTGGGCGCCGGAGACTGGACCGAGGCCGACCAGCGGGAGCTGGACGATGCGCGAACGGAAGCAGCCCTCCGAAGACTGGGTGGTCTTCAAAAGGTTCCTGATACTCTTGTTGGCGTTCTCAATTCTGGCGCCTCTGGTATCGTTTCTGGTGGCGTGGGGATGGTACGTGGCCCGGTAGACGCCGGGACCAACGTCGCCGAAAACGCCATCGCGGCGTCCAATCCGTTCTGGAAGTACGGGCGCTTTGCGCCTTACGCCGCCATGTCGGGGATGCCGAAGGCGGAGGCCGTCGCTCCGCGCACAAGCCCCGTCATGGCTGGCCTGATGAAAATGGCCGGCGCGACGCCGGACCAATCGCTCGCGGCCAGCGCGCTTCTGTCGGCCGCGTCCGCTGACCCGCGTGTCGGGTTCCTTCGGGGGTCTGCGGAGTTTACGGCGGAGCAGGAAGCGGGCGGTGCTTTTCAGCAATACCGGCAAGTCCAGACGCTCGACGGCCGCCCGCTCAATGAAAAGTACGCCGCGGAAGCGGCGATGCTCGTCGGCGCCATCAATGCTGGGCTTGAGTTTGGCACCGGCGCGCTGATCGGCGGGGCATGGGGCTCGACGCGGGAACTGCGCGACAAGTTGCTGGCGCAGGGCGGACAGGCGGCGGTGCGGCGTTTTGCGCTGGGCGAGATCGTCAAGAAATACGGCTTGCGCGTGCTCGCCACCGGCGCCGGCGAAGGTACGGAAGAGGTGGTGCAGGCCGCCAGTACGCAGACATTTGAAGAGTTCGCCAAACTGAAAGACGGCGGCGAGTTCGCCCCGACGGACTGGAGCGCCTTCGCCGCATCGGCGCTGGAGCAGGGCGCCTATGGCTTTGCGGGCGGCCTCATGTTCGGCCTGCCGGTCATGGGCGTCGAACTGCGCGCCGACCTCCAGGCCCGCGACGCAGCGCTCGCCACCCGCGACCGGGTGCTGGCGCTGGCGGATGCGGCGAAGAAGGCCAGGCTCACGACCCGCGACCCCGACGCCGCGGCGGCATTCATTGACGACCACGCCGCGCCGGGTGCGCCGCCGATCCTGATCGACGTGCAGGGCATGATGACGCTGGCCCAGGAGGCGCGCCAGTCGCCGGAGGAGTTCGCGCAGTCGCTGGGCATCGCGCCAGAGCGCTACCGCGCCGCGGTGGAAGGCGACGGCGTCATCGAGGTGTCTGCCGGTCACTACGCGACGCGCATCGCGCTGACGGCCCACGGGCCGAAGCTCGCAGACCACATCAGCATGGACCGCAGCCAGCCGACCCCGGCGCAGGCGGAAGCCGCGGTGAAGGAGGCGGAAGCGCAGGTCGCCGCGGTGCAGAAGGCGGCGGAGGAAGAAAGCCGCACGCTGGTCGAGAAGGCCAAGGCCCACCCGGACTATGAGGTCTTGCGCAAGGAGGTCGAGGGCATCCTGACCGCTGGCGGCGCGGGCGACCGCGGCGCCGTGAAGATGCAGGCCGAACTGATCGCCGCGAACATGGCGGCGAACGCCGACAAGCTGGACCCGGAGACCTATCCGATCGGGCGCGGCGACATGGTGAGCGTCGGCGGCTCTGCGGAGCGCCTGTCGGAGACGCCCGCGCCGGAGCCGCGCCGGGTGCGCGAGATCATCACCACCGCCGACGGCGAGCGCCAGGCGCTGCTTGAAGGCTCCTCCGTGCCGGTCCCGGTGGAGCAGTTGACGCGCGAGGGGCCGGTGTCGCCCATCGCCGTCTTCAGCCGCTTCAATCTGCGGGTGGAGTCCTACAAGGACCGCGAGGCTGCGGCGACGGCGGAGGCCGATTTCTTCGCGCGCATGGGCGCCGCTACGCCCGCAAGCGGCGTGACGATGAACCAGTTTGCGGGGGTCCGCGCCAAGACTGCAAACCGGGGCGCGCTGGCGGATGCGCAACAGCGGATCGCCAGCGGCGAGGACGCGGAAGTCGTGCGCCGGGAAACCGGGTGGTTTCAGGGCGACGACGGGTCGTGGAAGTTCGAGATCGACGACAGCAAGGCGCGCTTCACCAAGATGCCGAAGAAGCCGGGCTTTCACGGCGACGAGCTTGGTTTTGAAGGGCCGCTGGGCCGAATCCTGGACCACCCGGACCTGTTCCGCGCCTATCCGTCTCTCTACAAATTCCCCGTGCGGATCGAGATCACGCACGAACCAATGATGTCGCACTTCAGTTCAACTGGGCTGAACGTCGAAGGCGAGACGCAGGAGGAGGCCATGGCCATCCTCATGCACGAAATCCAGCACTACATTCAGGACGTCGAGAAATGGGAAGGCGGCGCGAACCCTGCCGCGGCGGAGCCGATGCGGGAGAACTGGTACAACGCCATCGTCAAGCTGATGGAAGACCTGCAGGCCGAGGGCCGCGGCCACAACATGATCCCGGAACTGGACTGGCTCCTGACGAAGATCGCGGAGTTTAATCCGGGCGACAACAACAGCTTCTTCGGCGGCCCCAGTGGATTTGCCGTGCGCGGTTACGAAACCACCATCGGCGAGACGGAGGCGCGGAATACGCAGGCTCGCCTGCGGATGACCAAGAAGCAGCGCAACGAGACGCCGCCGGACGTCACGCGCGACGTGCCCCGCGGCGCTACCGTCACGCGCGAGTTCCCGTTCATCATGCGCGAAGGCGCGGAACAGGAACTGGAAGACGCGGTCAAGAAAGCATCCGCGGCCATTGGCTTGCCCTGGACAAAGAATGCGCAGGATCGCGGACTCACCGGCGAGCGCATTCTTGGAATGATTACGCAGGGCGGATTTGGGGGCGCGCGCGGTTACAACACGTTTGTGGCGCGGGATGCTGCGCAAAAACTAGCGCGTGGTACGCATGACTGGGGCGGACCGCTGGACGATTGGGATATCAAGCATCTGGAAAAGGACCTTCAAGATTCCACGCAGATCCTTCAAGTCCTCGACGCCGTAGAAGCGACCGGTGTCCAGAACCGCCTGTTTGCAGATGCATCGGCGTTCGGGCTTGTGTCGGACCTGGAAGTCGAGGGCTATCGCCGGCAGGTGGACGAGAAGGGCCGTCCGCTGAAGCGCGCCGACGACGGCATGGAGCCGGCGTCGTATCGCATCGCCACATCCCCCGCCCCCACCCCACTCCAGATCGCCGAAGCCCTGCGCGAGGCGGCGCGGTGCGCGGCGGAGATGAGCGCGGCGGCTGCCGCGGGCGGCACGGCGGCGTTCATGGCGGGCAATGCGATTGCGGCGACGGCGGCGCTGCCGGCGGGGATCGCGGTGTCGGCAGCGACGGCGGCTCAGAACGAGGCCGAAGCGCAGCGGAGGGCGGAAGAGGAGCGGATTGCACGCGCGCGGGCGGAAGCCGAAGCCAGGGCGGCGGAAGAGAAGCGCAAGGCCACGCTCAAGCGCGACAATTTCGCGGGCTATCTGTCGGAACTGCCGTCCATCGATGCGATGTACCCGGAGGTCGCGAAAGAACTTGGCGTGCCGGAGCAGTACCTGCGCGATCTTGTCCAGCATGAGAGCGGCGGCGACTTTGCGGCGGATGCGCCGACGTCCAGTGCGTTCGGCGCCGGGCAGTTCATCAATGATGCATGGAAGACCGAAACGGCGCTGATGGATGGTCGCTACGGGCCGGAGCCGTGGGCCGGGCAGGAGCAGCGCGACATGGATATGGAGCGGGCGCAGCCGAACTGGATGCTGCTCGCCATTGCACAGCGGGCGCGCCGCGATGCGGTCGGGCTGCGCAACGCCATCGGGCGCACGCCGACGCAGGGCGAGGTCTATCTGGCGCACTTCCTCGGGCCGAAAGCGGCGGTGGATCTGATCGAGGCCGCCGACCGCGGGGTCAAGAACGCGGCGGCGCATTTCAAGGACGCCGCGAAGGCCAACCGGAGCGTGTTCTACGAGGGCGGCGATCTGCGGCGCCCGCGCACGGCGGCGGGCGTGCGGGACAAGCAGACGGAAGGGTTCTCTTCCGAGAAATTCACCATCGGCGCAACGCGCTTTGAGGATACGCCCTGATGCACCCGGAATGCCGCGCCCGCGTGTCGAAGGTTCTCGGCCGGGAGGTCACCGACGACATGGACGCGGCGCTGACGCAGCGCATCGAGGCGTCAATGCGCACGCTGTCGCGGCAGGACGTGGCGGCGTGGCGCGCGCTGCCGCAGACGGAGAAGTGGCGCCGGGCGGCGGACCATGCTGCGGCGCAGGTGGAGGCCGCGGCGGTGGGGCAGACCTTCAACCAGGATGGCGCCGTCTCTCGCGCACAGGCCGCAGGCTATCAGGGCGCCGACACCGGCGAGGCGGTGGAGTGGCTGCGCGCTAAGGCCAAGGGTCTCGACATGAGCACGGAAGCGCGCATGGCGAGGGCGAGAGAGCAGGGCTGGGATACGAGCAAGCCGCAGTATCACGGCACCCCATCCAGATCTTCGGAACACAACAACAAATATGTTCGCGCAGAAGGCGACGATAGGTACATCCCGCTATTTGAGGCTTTTGATTCAACAAAGGGAGCAGCCTCAGATAGCGGATGGTTAGGAAGTGGCGGCGTCTATGTTACAGAAGATCCTGAATATGCGTTCGAGTTCGGAGATAGAATTCTCCCGCTGTTCATACGGACATCCAAACCATTTGATGTACTGGACTCTAACACCACCAGTTACGAGTCATTGTTCTTGCTGCGAAAGCAAGTGCAAGAACTCGGGATGCAATTGCCAGAAAAGTGGCGTCTTGATCTAACGGAGCCTCCCGCAAAGAAGACATTCAAGTCGTATGACGGTAGGCAAATAACCACGCACTACACAGTGCGAGAGGCGCCGAACTCGGAAGACCCGAATACAAGATGGGCCGTGGTCTCTGGGTCAAGGCCCTATGCAGAAAGTCGTTCTGGAATTGTTGAGGCGAGCGGGCCGACGCGTGAACAAGCAATTGGGCTATTCAACGACAATCAACGCAGCGGTGGAAAGCCTTTCGGCTTCTCCAGCCGCTTGATCGGAGACTACGGACCGAAGCGTTTTGTGGAAGACCTTAAGGCACGCGGATTTGATTCCGTGCGCGCAGTGGATTCTCAGAATGGCAGGGTTTCAGAAACACTTGTCTTCGACCCCCGCAACATCCGCTCCATCCACGCCGCCTTCGATCCTGACTTCAAGGACAGCGCGAACCTGCTCGCCCAGGGCGAACCCGCCGTCGGCGTCCGCGGCGACTTCACGATCTGGCGCGCTGACGCCCGGTGGCGCGTCAATGAGCTGGAGCGCCAGACGCGCATCCGGCTCTACGCCGCGCGCGACATGTCCACGATGCTCCACGAAACGGGGCACCTGTTCCTTGAGGTCATGCGCACGCTGGCGCCGTCGAGCCCGCAGATCGCGGCGCAACTGGAGGACGTGCGCCAGTGGGCGGGCCTGAAGGACGGCGAAGACTTTGAGGAGCGCCACCACGAACTGTTCGCGCGGACGTTTGAGGCCTACCTGATGGAGGGGAAGTCGCCGTCGCTGCGCCTCAGGAAGGCGTTCGAGGCGTTCAAGGCGTGGCTGACGGCGATCTATCGCGCCGTCACCGGCCGGCTCGTGACGCGCGACGGGATCGACTATGGCGCGACGCGACTCTCACCGGAAATCCGCGCCGTGTTCGACCGGATGGTGGCGACGGACGCCGAGATCGCACAGGCCCGCGCGCTGCAGGGCATGGAGCCGCTGACGCAGGCCCAACTCGGGCTGACCGATGAGGCTTATGCGAAATATCTGGCGTCCTTCGAGCGGGCGCGCGTCGCGGCCGAGAACGACCTGCGCGCCGAAACGATCCGCCAGGTCATGCGCAAAAAGCGGGCGGAATGGAAGCGCCGCGAGGCGCAGCATCGCCGCGTCGTGACGCTGAACGTGAACGGCCGGCGCGAGTACCGGGCCGAAGACCTGTTCACCGATGGCCGCTGGCGCGATGGCGTCGGCGTCGGGCAGGCGCTGCCGCCGGACGAGGCGATGCAGGACCGGGACGAGGCGGAGGCTGCGGGGGCGCAGGCGGAGCGGGAGATCATCGACGGCCGCAGCTACGACCAGTTCGCCGGACCGCGCGCCCGCACGGCGGACCTGTCGAAACTGAAGCAGGCGCAGGATCGCGTCGCGGCAGGGGAAGACCCCGAACAGGTGCGCAAGGACACCGGCTGGTTCAAGGACAGCGCGGGCCAGTGGCAGTTCGAGATCAGCACGGCGGATGTGCGCGTGCGGCTGACCCCGGAAGCGGCTGCCGCGGCCAATGCGTCGCGACGGCTAAACGCGATGGAGGTCCGGCACGCGCTGATGGTCGGCGACATGGATGCCTTCATGGACCCGCTGTCGCCACTGGCGCAGCACTATGCGCTGCTACCCGACGTACTGGATGCCAAGGATCTGATCGAGGCGTACCCAGACCTTGCCAGCCTCCGGGTCGTGTTCGTGAACATGCCCGCCGGGTTCAACGGGGCCGCCCTGCCAGAGGACTACCAGACGGGGCGTCCCGGTTTCATCCTCCTGGATAGCCATCTGTCCATCGAGAAGGCGAGATCGACCCTCATTCACGAGCTTCAGCATGTGATCCAGGCCTCCGAGGAGTGGATGGTCGGCGGAATGCCGGAGCAGGCGTCCGCCTATATCGACCTCGCCGATCAGGACACCGTCGATGCGGTGCTGTTGCGGCTGAAGGCGGCGGGGCTGCCGGCGACATCGAACAACGTATATCGCGTCTTCACCGGGGAGGATCAAGCCTTCGAGTCCGAGGCGCGCCGCAACATGACGCCGGAAGAACTGCAGGCGACGCCGCCCGTTAACGCCTATGCGCCGTCCCTGCCGACGCGGCCGAACTCCCGCGCCGGGCTGGAGGACTTCAAGGACCGGGTGCTGAAACGGTTCGGGATCGTGCTGTCCGTGGGGCCGTCGCTGTCGCGGGAGCCCCTGTGGTTCTCCGCGCTGGAGCGCGCGGTGGAGGGCTCGCAGACCAAGAAGGCGAGCGCGGCGCAATGGTGGGCGACGCTCTCCAAGACGCCGGGGGTCAAGAAGGAAGAACTGGAGTGGACCGGCCTCAAGGACTGGCTGGATGGGCAGGAGGCGGAGCAGGCGCGCCCCGGCCGCAACAGTTCGGACAAGGGCGTCAGCCGCGACGACATTCTTGCTTTCGTCCGTGCCAACGGCGTGCGCGTCGAGGAGACGGTGCTGGGGGATATGTCTCTCCAGAATCGCGAGCAATTGGATGAACTGCAACGCGAGCTATTGCCGCTCGTGGAGGAGCAAGATCGTCTTCGCGCTGAACTGGATACATTGGCAAATTTCGCCCGCAATGCCGACGATCAGAGGCTGAAGACGGCCGCCGCTGAAAGGCAACAACAAAATCGGGCGCGTTTGCGGGTAATTGGACCACAAATTCTTGATCTGATGGAGCGCCAGGATTTCCTGCGTGGAGACAACGTCCGCACCAAATGGTCCAGCTACACCCTCCCCGGCGGCGAGAACTATCGCGAGCTGCTGCTGAGGTTGCCGGGTGGCACTCGCGACGATGTTCGCCCGTCGCCAGAAGTTGTGGCGAATTATCAGGAGGAGTGGGACGGGCTTGTCGTTCAAGTTCGCGAAGCCCGCGCAAAAGGGCAGCGCGCTTACGAAACGGAAGTCCAAGATAAAATGGATGAACTTCACGCTCGTATGGTGCGTGAAACTATTGAGCAGAACCCAAGGCTGGTTCGCGACCCCTACACCTCCTCCCACTGGGACGAGCCGAACGTCCTCGCGCACGTCCGTTTTAAGGAGCGCACCGACGCTGACGGCGCGCGCGTGCTGGCGATCGAGGAGGTCCAGAGCGACTGGCACCAGGCCGGGCGGGAGAAGGGGTATAAGGCCGGCGACGCGGAGCAGCGACTTCGCGATGCTGAAGAAGCGCAACGCGAAGCTTACAGGGCGATGGACGTCGCCAGTAACGCAGGGCGAAAGTATCTTGCGGAGGTTGGCGACATAGATTTTCAGGATCGGCAGGCTGCGGCTTCGCATGGGGCTGTGCTTGGCTGGCTCAGGCTTCGGAAGGGCGATGCTCAAGCAGCCGAGCTGGCGGCGCGGGTCTATGAAGCGATGGGCGCTGCGGATAGGGCCGCAGAGGAGACGCGCGGCGCGCGGGCGGCGGCCACCAAAGGCGTCCCCGACGCTCCGTTCAAGAACAACGCCTGGGCCGCGCTCGCGCTGAAGCGCATGGTTCGCTGGGCGGCCGAGAACGGTTTTGACAAGATCGCGTGGATTCCGGGGCAGGTGGCAGTGGAGCGGTTCGGAATCGAGAAGCAGATCGATAGCCTTGAACTGTGGAAGGATCGCGACGGCAGGGAAAAGCTCTACGCCTATCGCGGCGACCGCATGGTGCAAGAAATCACGATCACGGAGCAGCAGCCGCTGGAAGCGGTGATTGGCAAGGAACTGGCGGAGAAGTTGCGGAACGGACAGCGCAACACAACGGCCGACAGAGCTGAGGGGGGTGAGCATCGCTCGCTTTCCGGCGTTGACCTCAAGATCGGCGGCGACGGGATGCGCGCGTTCTACGACCGCATCCTGCCGAACATCGCCAACGACCTCGGGAAGAAGTACGGGGCGAAGGTGGGGGAGGCGAAAATCGGCATGGGAGCGCCGAGCAAAGCCGACTTGGACGCACGATGGGCTCGCATCGCAGCGGGCGAAGATGGCGTGCCGCACCCCGGCGAAGCGCAACAAAAAATGCACTCCCTCCCCATCACGCCCGCGCTCAAGGAGGCCGCGCTGGGCGGCTTCCCAATGTTCCAGAACGACCCCTCCATTACGCCGGACCCGAAGCCCGACTGGTGGAAGAAGATGAAGCTGGACCGGCGCCAGATCGAGGAGACCTACGGGCCGGAGGTCGCGGCGAAGCTGGAGGGCATGTTCGCCACGGCGGAAGAGGAGGCTGCGACCGCCGCCGCAGAGATCGAGAAAGCCAACGCCGACCTGAAGCAGGCCAAGCGCCTCTGGGTCTGGATCAGGGAGAAGGGCGGGATTCGCGCCGATGACGCCGGGGCCATTGTGGATGGCGACAAGCGCTTTCCCATGCTGGTCCGCAAGAACGGGATGGGCCTCGACGACCTCGCCCGCGCCGCCGTGGAAGAGGGCTTTGCGCCGATGCGCAAGGACGCAGACGGCTACATCATCCCGCTTGATCCTGAAGAATTGCTGGACATGCTGCGCCGGGATGTCGGCGGCGATCCGCAGTATCGCGTCACGAACGACGAGGCCCGCGAAACTCTGGCGCGCTATCAGGCGTCCGGGATCGACACGAGCCTCACAGGCAAGGCGCTGCGTGAACAGGTTCGGGAGACGATGCTGGAACAGGCACGGCTTGGCGTCGATCCCGACGAGATCGCGCCGCTCTTGGGCTTCTCCTCCGGCGACGAGATGATCCAGGCGCTGGCGGCGCGGCGCCCGCGCGCCGACGTCATCAAGGAAGAGACCGACGCCGCGATGCGCGACGAGTTCGGCGACATGATGGAGGACGGCTCCCTCATGGACGAGGCCAAGCTGCGCGCACACGCCGTCGCACAGGAAAAGGCGCTGGAGATCGAACTGGAAGCCATCCGGCGCGCGACCGGCGGGCGGGCAAGGCCCATGGCCGCCGCGGCGAAGCAGGCGGCGGAGCGCCAGTTGAAGGCCATGACGGTGGGCCAGGTGCTGAACCCGGACCAGTTCCTTGCCGCCGAACGCCGCTTCGGGATGCAGGCGCAGAAGGCGCTGGCGCGGGGCGACACGGCTGCGGCGCTGGAGGCCAAGCACCGCCAGCTTGTGTCGTGGCATCTCTATCGCGGCGCCCGCGCCGCCGCCGACAAGGTGCAGAAAGCGGTCAAGCGCTGGTCGTCGCTGTCGGACAGCACGACGGTGCGCAACGGCATCGCAGAGCCGGAGCGCGACATGATCGACATGATCCTCGAGCGGATCGACCTGAAGCCGCGCTCGCGGGCCGAAGAACGCCGCAGTGCGGCGGAATGGTTCATGTCCGTCGAGGCGCGCGGACTCTCGGGGATGCGGGGCGTCGATCCCGAAACGCTGGCGCAGATCGGGCCGCGGCCGATGCGCTCGCTGACGGTTGCGGAGTTCGATGAGGTCGCGGAAGTGATCCGCAACATCGCGTTCCTTGGGCGCAATGTGGGGAAGATGCTGGCCGCGGAGCGCGCGCGCGAGGTCGAAGAGGTCAAGCGGGGCCTGCTGGATCGCGCTGAAGCGGAATGGAAGGGCGCGCTCGATCCGAAGTCCCGACCGTCGGATTCGCTGCTGGCGCGGGCGCGGCGCAACGTCGATGCGTTCCACGGCGCCAACCTCAAGATCGACTATCTCATGCGCCTGATGGACGGGCTGAAGGACAATGGCCCTTGGGCGCGGATCTTCTCGCATCCGGCGCAGGAGGCCGCCGACCGTTTGCATCAGCGCCAGATTGCAACCATGCAGCAGTTCGCCGCGCTTCTGGAGCGCCAAGGCGTCACCCGCAAGGAACTCGGGCAGATGCTGACGCGCAACATCTGGATTCCCGAAATTGGGGAAAACCTGACGCGCCACCAGATCGTCTCCGTCGCGCTCAACATGGGCAATGAGTACAACCGCGAGGGCGTCAAGGCGGGCGAGGGCTGGGACGATGCGCAGCTTGCGGCTGTGCTCGCGAAGATGCGCAAGCAGGACTGGGATCTTGTGCAGGCGCTGTGGGACCATATCGGCCAGTGGAAGGAGGAATCCTTCGCGCTGGATGAAAAGACCCGCGGCGTGCGCCCGCGGGAGGTCATCGCTGCACCGGTGCAGACGCCGTTCGGGACCTATCGCGGCGGGTACTGGCCGGTCGCGTTCGATCCGCTGCGCTCCGATGCGGCCGCGAAGCGCGAGGCGCGGGACGCGGTCAATGCGGAGCTCGGCGGCGGCTATCGTACACCCGCCACCGCGCGGGGTCGCCTCGAGGCGCGGCAGGGCACCGGCGGCCAACCGTTCCGGCTTGACTGGCTCGGTGTGCTGGACAAGCACACCCGCGAGACGCTGACCGACCTGACGCACCGCGAACTGGTCATCGACCTGCGTCGCCTCAAGGCCGACAGCCGCATCCGGCTTGCGATCTCCAACGTGGCCGGCGATGGCGCGGTGCGCGCGCTGGACGACTGGGTCAACCGCCTGACGCGCAAGGCGCCGGTGACGGCCTATGGCGATCTCGGCGGCATTGCCGCCTATCTGCGCCGCACGGGCACGCAGTCGCAAATGGGCTTTAAGCTGTCGGTGGGTCTGCTCAACGCGCTGGGCGCGCTGCAGGCGATTCCGCGCAATGGGTTCGCGGCGCAGTTGAAGCAGTCTGGCATCTCGTTCGGCCGCGACTTCCCGCTGATGGTGGCGTCTCAGATCGGATCGCTGTTCGGCGGCGACGGGACGATGCCCAAGCGCGTCGCCTTCGTGCGCGAGAAGTCCGCCATGATGAATGCGCGGATGGGGCAGTTTGACCGGGAAATCGCCAACGACACTGGCGTCCTGGAGGTCAAGGCGACGGTGCTTGGCCGGCGCGATTACTCGCTCATGTCCAAGGACTGGGAGGATGCGGCGCACTATTTCACCGGGCTCATGGACGCCGCGGTCTCCGTGCCGACATGGCTTGCGGCCTATGAAAATGCCATGGCCGGGAAGGTCGGCGGCATCGAACTGGCTGATGAGGCGGCGGCGATCCGGCACGCCGATCAGGTGGTGCGCACAACGCAGGGCTCCGGCGCCACGCAGGACCTGTCGGCGTTGCTCGCGACGAATAACGAGTTCCAGCGCCTCTTCACCATGTTCATGAGCTGGGCGAACGGGTTCTACAACCAGTTGTTCGCGGAACAATTTCCCGGCGTGATGCGCGGCAAGATCAGTCCCGTGCGGTTTGCGGTCAACATGATCGCGATCTGGCTGCTGCCGGCGTTCCTGTCGGCGTGGTTCTATGGGCTGGGCGACGATGGTGAGGACGAGGACAAGAAGGCGCGGCAGATCGTGACGGAAGTGCTGCTCTATCCGGCGCAGTCGATCCCGTTCGTGCGCGACGCCCTGTCCTCGGTGTTCGAAGACTACCGCCCGCAGACGCCGCTGGCGACCGCGCTGGATCGCGCCGGGCGCCTCTCGGGCGCAGTTGAGGGCGGCGACGGCGAGAAGATCGCCAAGCAAAGCTACATGCTGTTCGGCTCGCTCTTTGGCGCGCCGACGCAGTTCTGGGTCACCGGGGACTATCTCTATGACGTGACGGTGGGCGACGAGGATCTGCAGGACTGGACCGACCCGGAAACCGCGGGCGACGCCTTCAGCCAGGCGTTCGTGAGAGACACGCGTTAGGGAATGTGAGCCCGATCCGTTCGAAGACCCCCTGCGGGCCTACGAAGAGGGCCTGCTGCGGGACACCAAGTAGCAATTTCAGGGCTCTAGCGCCCGTTCCCTGCGGGTTCACTGCGTCGCGCCTGAAAGGGGCGCATGACGCTCGCTGTTGAGACTCCCCGCGCCGTCTTCACAGGCTCCGGCACGCGGGGGCCGTTCACGCTCACCGTGGGCGGCACGCCGATCACCTATCTGGCGAAATCGCAACTGGTGGTCCGGCGCTACTCCTCCACCGGAACGCCGACAACGCTGGTCGAGGGCGTCAATTACTCCGTCAGCGCGGACTCGGTGGCGACGGGCGGCTCGGCGGCGTCGGTCACGCTTGATGCGTCGCAGGCGGTTCTGTCGTCCAGCGAGAGGCTGGAAGTCGAGCGCGTCACGTTACCGTCGCAATCGCAGGCATTCGGCGCGGCAAGCGGCTTTTCGGCGGCGTCCACGGAACGCACGCTCGACCAGATCGTCCGCATCCTGCAGGAACTGGACGACCGCGCCGATCGCGCGCTGATGCTGTCGCCGCTGGATTCGGGCGGTTACACCTTGCCTCCGGCCGCGCAGCGCGGGCCATCCGAGGGCAAGCAGTATGCGCTGGGCTTCAACACCAGCACCGGCGCGCCGCAGCTTGTGGAAGTTTCGGCGGCCAGCGTGTTCGGCGGGGACGGCGACAAGGGCGATGTCGTCGTCTCATCCAGCGGCACGATCTTCACGCTTGTTGCGGCCAAGGTGCTGGAAAAGCTGCTGACGGTGGACGGGGCGGGATCGCTTCTGGATGCCGATAAACTGGACGGCGAGCACGCGTCGGCATTTGCTCTCAACAACGCCTATGACGTGCGCCGCTACGGCGCGGCGTGCAATCTGCGCACTGTCCGCGACGGCGCCATGACAACGGGCTCCGCAGTCCTCACAAGCGCCACGGCGGCGTTCACGGCTAACGATGTCGGCAAGATCATTGGTGTGCAGGGCGCCGTGCCGAACGCGGCCAACGGATCAACCAAGCCGCTGTGCACGACCATCGCTTCCTACCAGTCGCCGACGCAGGTGACGCTGACGGCGGCGGCCACGCGCACCGTGACCGGGGCCGAAGTCAAGTGGGCGACCGACGACAGTGTTGCAATTCAGGCGGCAATGGCGGCGGCAGGCGCGGCCGGCGGCGGCACGGTGGTTGTTCCCGGCCTTTGCGGTATCGCGACGACGCTCGACTTTTCGACCATGGACCGCGTCGTCGTCACCAGCGACATCAATGTCCATGCCGTAGACTCCACCGGCTTCAATGAGGACTTGCCGCGATCCCTGTCGCGCGTGCGCTCCGGGGTCGCGTGGCTGGGCGCGTATGGCGGCTACATGGCCCAGAACGACATCGGCACATGGGAGGATGGAACCTATGTGAAGCGGCAGGGTAACGGCCTCAAGCGGATTTTGCTGGACTGCTTTGGGCAGGCGGCGGGCGGATGGCGCACGTTTTCTGTACTGGCGTTTACAGCGGATGAGGTCACGGTCGCGCGGTTCACGTCGTTCGGGGCGACTTTCGGCGTTACGACCAACCGTACTGCGGCGGCGCAATGGGACAATGTGGCCTCGCAACAGGTCAAAGTCTCGCGCTCGGTGTTCGTCAATCGCGGGGCGCCCGTCTATGGCGCCAAGGGCCTAGCGGTCTGGGGCGACAAGAGCGACTTTCGAGGCAACTGCAACTATTACGAGTTCACGGACTGCACCTGGCTGATTGAGAACGACGCCAGCCTTGACAATGTCTGGCTGGAACAACTCGACACGACGGACTTTATCGGCTGCACCTGGAATGGCCGGGCCGTTCTGCACTCGGCGGAAAGCGCCGGAGCCAGTGCGCTGTCGATCTTCAACGGCCTGTCGCATCTCACTGAACTTCTGACCACGGCTGGCGCGCCAGCCACGGAAACGGTGCGTCTGCCGGCGGGCGTTTACAATTTCACGGCGACGGGCGGCACGAACGGCACGGTGACGTCCTCGGATCTCACGCTGACGGGGACAACGGTCTCCACCGGCGCCGCAGTCCAGTTCACCGTGGGCGCCGGGCCGGAAAAGCTGGCGTCTCCGTCTGTAGCGGGTAGCGAGACCATTACCCTTTCGGTAGGCACATGGCTGGCGACCGCCAGCGGAACTGGCGCCACCATCAAGGTGACGGCGGGCACGGCAGTCATCGCCGGCGCCAATGTCTCCGGCACGATTTCGGACGTGATCGAAGTCACGACGGCGGGCACGGTGACCGTCACGAAAGTAGGGTCTTCGACGCCCACGTTCTCGGTCAAGTGCATTGGCGGCAACGTCCTGTTCACCAAGAACGGCGCGGTGTCGGCGTGGACTTGCAAGATCAGGAACGCCAACAGCCAGGCGCGCACGGTCACGTTCACGTCCTGCTCCGGTATTGTGGTCGCCAAGAATGCGCCGACACTGGGCGCGGGTTTCCATGCGCAGAACCACGAGGTCATCTCGTATGACCTGGAGAACGTCGGTGTCCTGCCGATCATTGAGCCCGGCGCCGATATCAAGGTCTCCACCAATGCGAGCCCCGGACAGGCGGTGGGCTCGCTGGATTATGGCCGGCGCTTTCCTGGCGTGAAAGCAAAGCTGGCGCTGGCGCAGTCGATCCCGGACAGTGCGTGGACGTCGATCACATGGCCGACGCCGGACGCCAATTCGCTCAGCATGTGGGCGGCGGGCGCGCCGACGCGCATCACTAAGGGGCACGCGAGCAACGCGGCCGATTCCAACAATGTTCTGGATATCAGCATCGACGCCTCGGTCTCGTTTGCGACCAGCGCCACTGGGTACCGGTTTATCGCCATCCTGAAGAATGGCGCGACCCGCACGATTGTCGCCAGTGCGACGGCGGTCGCGGGCGGCAATTCAACAGTGATTTCCGGATTCTACGAGGATCAACCCGCCCCCGGCGATTACTACGAACTACAGGTCTTCCAGACGTCTGGCGGCGCGCTCAACGCGGAAGCGACGCTGACAAAGATTTCCGCGCGGGCCTGGTGATGGAGAGACACATGGACACGAATTCTCTTCGCGAGGCGGCGGCTACCCTTCGCACCCATACCCGTGATCGCATTGGCGACATCATGGGGCGCGTGCGCTGGCTGGCGATGGAGGTGCAGAAGGTTGCGCTTGAAATCGAGGGCACGACGCAAGAGGAAGAAGACCTGCGCGAAGTCGCCGCTGCCATGCTGCGCTACTCCTCGCGGTATGACGCACGGGCGCCGGAGCCGCCGCCGGTGGGGGCGCTTGTCGAGCCGCACTCGCCCAAGATTCCGGAAGCGCCTGCCATCCCGGAGCCTGTCAGCGTTTATGACGCGGACACGGCGACGCGAACGCTTGAGGCGCCTTCGGAGCCCCGCGAGTTCCTGTGGCTTCGGCCGGACCTCTGGAACACGCTGGCGGAAGCGCAGGCCGCGTTGCGCGGACACATCCAGCAGGAGCACGCCGCGCGGACGCAGACGCGGGCCATTGCGCTTGAGGCGGTGGTTGACCTGGCGCTCCTGGACAAGCGCACAGAGGCGCAGGAAATCGAACTGTCGCAACACAGCCTGCTGAAGGACCGCCTTCGCAATGTGGATGCGGTGCGGGCCGACAAGCTGGCGGAAGTGGCCGCGCTCACCTCTCTGGAAAGCGCGCGCGCCTATGCCGGCACGGTGCCCGTCGGGTGGGAGACATGAGCTTCGACGAATGGCATGACAGCGACGAACACGCCCGCGCTGCGGCGCAGGAGGATGCGTGGTTTGAGCGTAACCGCGTCGAAATCAGCCTCGGCACGCTGCTGTTCCTGACGTGGTGGTTCATGCCGCGCCTCGTGGCGCTCGTCTGCCTTGGGCTTCTTGTTGCGTTCGCAGTGCTGCGCCGCGTTCCGCAGGCGCTGCCGACGCTGCGCTTCATCTGGCGCGTCTGCCTGATGCCGCTGGCGAAGATCGACGACTGGATCATGGCGCGCTGGCGGGCGTTCAAGATCGTGCTCGGCAAGCGCATGGTCGCCATGCAGGCGGACTGGCAGGTGCTGCAAGAATGGCTGCGGCTGGCGCTGAAGCGGGAAAAGGACGACCGCGTCGTCTCCGCCATGGCCTACCATCAAGGCTTTGTGTCGGGCCGCGTGCTGTCGCCGCTCAATGTGCTCGGGCGCTGGATTCCGGCCATTGCCTTCGGGATCGGCATGCTGCTTGCGGGATCGGTGCAGTCCTGGCGCATCCACAACATCAAGGAAAAGCTGAGCGAGGCGACGGAGAGTGCGCAAAGCTGGCAGGCTGAAGCGAAGCAGGCGCGTGCGGATGCGGCGGCGATTGCCATCCAGCGGAACGCCGACGTGAACGCGGCCAACGCACGGGCGCTGGAGACGGCGGAACTTCTTAGGGCTGAGCGGGAGAGGGTCGAACAACTCTCTACGCGGGAAAGGAGACGTAGGAATGAAGCTCAACGCGCTGCTGCTGGCGGGCCCCCTCCTGATTTTGAACGGAGCCTGCGCGACATTGCCAATCCCCAAGCGGGCGCCGCCCCCGGCGCCGATGCCGCCCCCGCGGCCGGCGGTGATCGTCCCGGCTGAATGCACGGTGCCGCCGGCGCCGCGGACGCCGTTCCAGCCGCCGGACTTGCCGACGCTTGCAGCGCTCGATTCCAAGAACCCGCTGCCGCACTGGATCAGCCGCACGTCGCGCGCTGAAACCCTGGCGACGGCGCTGCTGGGCGAAGTAGACCGCATCCTGACCGAGGACCGCACGCGCGACGCGCTGGCGGAAAGCTGCGCGCGCTGGGCCGACAGGGTCGCGCGCGAGCAGGCGGGCCAATGACAGACTCTCTGCCCGGCAATCAAGGGGAGTGGTGGCGCGACCGCGTCTGGGACCTGCAGGCGCGGGTATCCTCTCATGAAGCCCGCATCGAAGCGCTTCACGGTGCGGACAAGGAACATCGCGACGACATTCACGACTTGCGCCGCGAGATGACGCTGTTGCGCCAGGAGATGGCGAAAGGGTTCGCCGACCTGAGCGTCAAGATGGATCTTCATCTGGGGTCCATGCGGGCGGAAATCTCGGAACTCAGGAACCTCCCGCCGCTCACGCCGCCGATCCAGACGCAGACGCTGCCCCAGATTCCGATCCGCTGGATCGTGATCGGCGGCCTTGCGCTGGTCGGCGCCATCGCGTCGGCGTCGTTTGCGCTGGGGGTCATGTCCGATCCGAAGGAGGCGTTTCACGCCGCCACAAGCGCGCTGACGCAGTAAGACACAAGGGCTGGATATGAGTGAGAAGAAGCCGAACCTGTGGTGGCGCTGGATCGCTGACTACTGGAGCGATCCGCGCAAGGTCTTCGAGGCGCAGCGTGTCGAGGACATGTGGCGCAAGTTCTTCAAGCTGTGCTGGATTCTGGGCTCGGTCTACATCCTGTTCTGGGTGGCGGGGCCGACCAACGTCAAGGCGCTCCAGCTCTGGATGGAGGACGATGCACTCGCGGCGGCGACCGCCTGGGCGATGACGTGGATGTCGTTCCTCGCCTTCTCGATCGTGCGCTATGCGTCGGCGGGTCTCGCGCCGATCACGTTCTATATCCCGCTCATCCCGCGCAAATGGCACGCCGAACCGCTGAGCCTGCCGTCGCTGTCGGTGCTGATGGGCTCGGTCCTGGTGCTTGCGCTGCTCTATGTGCAGTTCACCAACGCCTTCAACATGTACGCGCACGAGGCGCTGAAGTCGGGCGGCGCGGCTACGACGCAGCTTTCGGCAGCGTCCTCGGAAGTGGCCGATCTGGAAGCCGCGCTGCGCCAGGTGAACGAGGGCGAGCGGGCGACGCTGGCGCGGATCGACGCCGACCTCTCCCGCGTCGCGCCGGAAAAGACGCTGACGATCCGCACGCTCGGCGCGCAGCGGCAAGACGCCGTGGACAAGGCCGCGGCGGAGCGCCGGCGCATCCAGGCGGAACTGAAGGAGGCTCGCCGAACGAACGTCGCGACCACGCAGACCGTCTCCGATCCGCGGCCGGTGGACGGCTATTACGCCGCCGCGCTCGGCATTGAGCGCACGCTGATGTCGGCGCTGAACGATGCGCAGCGATCGGCGCTGGTGGAGCTGTTGCTGGTCATGGGTCTCGGCCTTGGCCTTGTGGCGGCGACCTCGAAGCTTGGCGTGCGCGAAGCCGCGGAACTGAAGGCGACGACGGAGCCGGAGGCTGCGCCTGAGGAGAAGGCGCCGGAAGATAAGGCTAGCAATGTGACGCCGTTCCCAGGCCGCAAGAAGTTCCTGCTGCCGGCGGGCGTCGGCGACTATGTTGAGGAGGCCGCGTGATGGCTAAGGCAATCGGGCTGGACCTTGGCACGACAACGTCAAGCGCGTCCTACTTCGACGGACGCTCCGCGCGCATCCTTGCCGCCGACGAGCGCGACCGCGCGCTGCGGACGGTGGTGACGTTCGACTCCTCGGGTCAGATCCGCGTCGGGCGCTTCGCGCACAACACGTCGGCGACGCATGCGGAGTTCTCGTTCCGCTCGCTGAAGCGGCTGCTTGGGCGTCAGTATAACGATCCGCTCGTGCAGGAGATCGCCGAGCACGTCAGCTATGACCTCTCCATGGGGCCGAACGGCGAAGCGTGGGTGCGCACGCCGACCGGGCAGGCGTCGCCGGAAGAGCTGCTGAGCCATGTGGTCCGCAAGCTGAAGCAGACCGCGGAGACCGCGCTGGGTGAGAAGGTCAGTTTCGCCGTCGTTGGCGTGCCGGCGAATTTCAACGAGATCCAGAAGGAGGCGGTGCGCAAGGCCTGCGGCATGGCGGGCCTTGAGGTGCGCAAACTCCTGCGGGAACCCACGGCGGCGGCCATCGCCTATGGGATCGAACGGGGCCTTGGCAAGACCATCGCGGTCTATGACCTCGGCGGCGGCACGTTCGACTGCACGATCCTGAAGGTGACGGAGCGGCGCTATCGCGCCATCGGCACTGCGGGCGACACATTCCTGGGTGGCGACGACTTCGATGCGGCGCTGGCCGATCACATCGCGGAACGGTTCCGCGCCAAGCATGACTTCGATCCGCGCAGCCAGGCGCTCGCGCTGGACCGGCTGCTGGTCAATGCGGAGATCGCCAAGGTCGCGCTGTCAGGCGAGGCGCAGTACCGCGTGTTCGATCCGCGGTTCGGCATCGACCCGAAAAGCCACGCCTTCGCGGACCTCGATGAGACCGTGACGCGGCCGGAGTTCGAGGATCTGGTCGAACACCTGATCGACCGCACGCGCCCGCCCTGCGAGGCGGCGATGCGCATGGCGAAGGTGACGGCGCGCCAGATCGACGATGTGGTTCTGGTCGGCGGCATGACGAAGATGCCGCGCGTGCGCGAGGTGGTGGAGGAGATTTTCGGCCGCACACCGACGGGCGAGAAGATCAATCCGCTGGAAGCGGTCACCATGGGCTGCGCCGTCATGGCCGCGGCGATTGCGGGCGAGACCAAGGCCATCGCGCTGGACGATATCACCGGGCAGTCGTTCGGCGTCGAAGCGTCGGGCGGCGCGTTCGTGCCGGTCATCAAGGCCGGGACGCGCGTGCCCTATTCGCGCACGGTGCGCACCGGGCCGGCGGCGGACGGCGCCACCTGGGCGCGGGTGCGCGTCTATCAGGGCGACGCCCGCGTCGCGCGCGACAACCCGCTGCTCGGCGAGATCGTCCACAAGGAGATCACGCCGAAGCGGAAGGGCGAGGCGGACATCGACTTGACCTTCGATCTCGATGAAGACGCGATCCTCACCGTCACGATGCTCGATGTCGAAAGCGGCGTCGCGGTGTCGAACCGCATTCATGCCGAGACCGGCCTGAGCGCCGAAGCGATCGACGATCTGGGCGGCCTGTCGGAAGACGATGAGGTCGGGCCGGAGGAAGAGCCGGACGACGCCGAGCCGGTGCGCGGCGGCGTTTCCGATCAGGGCCATGCAGAAAATCCGCCCGCCAATGACGATTTTGTCCCAACAGATTGGGACACGGCGTCTGAAGAGACGCAACCCGCTGTTCCGCAGGCCGCAGAAGCGGACCCAGCCCCCGACTTGGCGGCTGTCGCGGATTCGGGCGCGGCGGGGGATTTCGATCCCTCGCCGCTGCCGGACGAGGATGACGCGCCGCCGATGCCGGGGCGCCCGATCTATGAGGCGGCGGAATGATTGGCCTGCAGCTTAACCCGCCGATCTTCTGCGTAACACCCAAGGGCGACGGCATGGCGCGGATCGTCTTCGACTACGGGCCCGACATGAACCCGGTGTTCCTGGTGGAGCTGAACGAGAGCAGGGAGTGGCTATGCTTCGACATGATCGACATGCGGGGATCGGCGAATGCGATGTGGAATCTCGATCATCCCGAGCCGCCAGAGAGCCGGGCGTGAAGAACCGCGAGTTTGAGACCCTGACGGAAGCGCCGCTGCCGGGCGACGGTAAAGTCCGCGTCTGGCGCACGCAGTCGTCGCTGGAGGCGGCCTGCGCGGCGAAGAACGAGGATGTGATTGACGTGATCTGGCGACACGCCGACGCGCCGTGGCGGACCCTGGCGCTGGCGCTGGAGGAGATCGAAGGCGTGTCCGCGATCGCCATCACCGACTGCGCCGGCAACGGCATCACCCTTTATCCCGACTGGAAATAGCCGCATGGGGCGGCGATGGAGGCCAGCATGGCAGACAGACAGATGACGATCCCGGCGCTCCTGCCGGACGGGTGGCGCCTGCATCAGTTGGTGGTGTTCGGGGTGCTGCTGTCGCAGGCGCTGAATCTCGGCACGGACATCTATGTGAAGTTCCTCGCGCCGGTCGTCCGAGGCCTGCTCAACTGAGGTTGAGCCGAAACACGCGTGCCAGATAACCGAGGCGCGCGTCGCCTCTTGCGGCAAACGTGCGCGCCAAAAAATAAGCCCCCGACCGCAAGGCCGGGGGCTTTTCTCATTTCTTGGCCCAGCGCTTGCGGACCAGTTCACGTCCCGCGTTGAACTCGGTGACGTTTGAGGGCGCCTCGGAAGCGGCTTCTTTCCGCGCGTGCCTCATGCCGATTGCCCAGAACCCGAAGAACTCCAGGCACTCGATCAGTGCAACGATGGCCCACTGAAGGGGGCTGGGCATCTGTGGCGCCGGACGAGCCGGCGTTGCAATCGCTTCGACCCTGGCTTGCGCCGCGGCCCGCAGCGGTTCGAGACGAGCGAGTTCCGTCGTCCGCGCCGCCTGCAGCGTCGCCAGCCGCATGGCCGGAATGTCCGACCGCAGCGGCGGCACCGCATTGATCTCCGCCTCTACCTTTGCAAGCGCGGCGACTGCGGCTGCCTTGGCCGCCATCGCCTGCTCATAGGGCGCAGACCGCTGCGCCTCGTTTGTCGCAATCGCCTGCTTGCCGCTCCAGCCCGTGAAGAGCAGACAGGCGACGCCAAGGCCGATCAGCCCGAGGCGCCGGCTCCCGGCGATGGCGGCGGCGTTGGCTGCCGCTCGCGCGGCGAACACCTGACATCCGACCGTCATCGCCACGGTGATGGGAACCATGATCCCCGCCGCGTTCTGGGTCCAACCCCAGATCCCGGCCGCCGCCCACGCGGCGATCACCACCCACAAAGCCGCGGCGCTGAGCCAGTTTCCCCGCGGCATGTTTTCGACCAGCTTCATGTTCTGTCTCCAACCAGCGCCGGCTGGCGCTGTGCAGTACGTATATAATACGCCCTGCCGACCGGCGTCAACGTCAGTACGTGTGCAATGACGGATTCGGGTACGTATCTGGATTAACGAATTGAACGCCTTGCGCCCCAAGGGCTCATACGTATATAACACGTACTGCCAACGGCTGGAGATTAACCACATGACGAAAAAGAAATCCGGCGCCAGCAAGGAAACCGCGCGCCAGCGCGCCTATCACCAGCGCGTTGTGGACGAGGGCGGCAAGCGCGTGGTGCTGTTGCTCAAGAAGGACGAGGCGGAAGCCCTGGCCGAGGCGGCGGCGCTGCATGGCGGACAGAAGGAAGTGCTGCTGAAGGGCATGGAGGCGCTGCGATCGCGCGCCAACGACCTCACCCAGGATCAGGTCATCGACTGGATCAAGCGGAACACGTAGGCCGCGACGGCGTCATGCAGGCGGCGGAGTAGGCTCCACCCCCGGCGCGACCGCAAATCAGTTGCTGGAGGTTTTTGACGGATCACGTCGCCGACACGTTGCAAGCCGGCTGATTTGCCGCTATATGTCGATTGC